TAAATTATTATAATATTTTAATAATCATAATAAATTAATTGTTATTTCAATCTTTCAAAACAATCGATTCTTCGTAAAGTTGAATTGCTTCACCCTTCCCTAAAAAATTCCCCACAACAACTTTTTTCTTTTCCAAATCCTTGTAGTGAGAGAAAAAATACTCGATTTTCTCTAATAATAGCAAAGGTAGGTCAAAAACGGTGGAAATATGAGAATACGTCGGATCCACCTTTTTACAAGGACATAAAATAAGTTTCGGATCAACGCCAGAATCATCTTCTGTCTCCAAATAACCGAGTATTTTGCATTTTATGTAACAACCCGGGATCAATTCATCCTCCATGAGAATTACTGCATCTAACGGGTCGCCGTCAGGGCTCATCGTGTTCGGTATGAACCCATAATTGAACTGGTATTTGAAAGGAGTGTGTAAAACACGGTCGCAAATGAGGGCCTTTTTCTCCTTATCGTATTCATACTTGATATGCGAATTTCTGGCAATTTCCACAAATACTTCCACCACTTCTTCTTTTTCTTCTTTATCCATTTTCTTATAAAATAGATGATAGACTATTCTTTACTTTTTTAAACCATTTCATCCCGGTTTCTGAAATACATACAAATACTGATATTCATAAGCACACTTAACCAAGTCTATTTGTGATTGTAATAGGAAGCCACATTGTTGAGCGATTAGTGCAATTTTTTCGGGATGTTCCATATACATGACTTGTTCTTGTTTTCTAGTAGTTCCATTATTAAACTGAAATTTTTCTTCAAAGGTGGCTATTTCTTTCGATGGATCATGATTGAAATTGGAATGATATGTAAAATCGTTGAAGTTGATTTTGGTTTTGGTGATTCTTTGTTTAGCATATTTTTGAGGTGACACAATGTATAACGGATTACCTGGAGGCAAAATGGGATCGAATTTGACCGGATCTACAAAATGAACCACTAAATAACCTCCCGGCATCAACCAATCCATGCAGTTGTCAAAAAAATGTCTTTTGTCTTTGATAAAGTAAATGGTAAAGTAGAGACACAAAATGTGGGTAAAAGTGTTGAAAGAAAACAAATGTGTTTCCAAGATATTTCCTTGAATAAAGTCTTGTCCAGGATAATTCTTCGAGGCTTGCTTAACCATGGCATCTGAAATATCTACCCCCGTTGCACGAATATTTTTTTGTGCAAGTTTGCCCACATGATGTCCTGTGCCAGATCCTATATCGAGAACTACGCTTTTACTATCAGGGCTTGTTATTTTAAATATTTGGGTTAGTTCGTAGGTGTCTTTAGTGTCGTTGTGGACAAGCTGGTCGTAAATAGTGGAATAAAAATCATCGTACACATCGTCACCTTTTTTAAAGCTAAATTTTTCATTTTGTTCAAATCCCTCTTTTCCGGAAGTCATACTTTTATAAGCATTTGCATTTCGAAACAGAACTACAATGATTAATAAAATCGTAATAAAAAACAATACTTTTCCAAAATTGGATAATTTCTTATAAATATGGGCTATAGACTGGAATGGTTGATGTATTTTCATCTATATGTATTGTTGTTATTTTTTTTGTGTATTTTTTTATATTTGGCAACAGACTCTGAAATTAATGATATACGACAAACACCTGAATTCAAAGGAGTCACTTTTTCAAAATTTAAAAAAACAGACGTGAGAAAAGAATTACTAAATAGTTTAATCAAGTCAAAAATAGAACCGGCGTGTTATTGGAGTGCTGAATTAATCTGTGCAGGTCATTACGGAGATCTATGGGAGATTATATTGTTTTTTTATAGCAAGTACATACATTTAGGAAATCCTAAAATTGCCATTTATTTAGAAATGAGAATCAACCATTTCAAAGAAATTATCAACAACGGCTACATAAATATGGAGTTGAGGATGAGAAATAACGATAAAATACGGAAACTGTTTTGTGAAATCATGTGTGTCCTATGCGACGCCAAAAGAATGCACACGTTTGACAATATCAAAATTAAAAAAGATGATTTTGATATGACGCAAATGAAGGAACGATTTAAAGCCCCCACGACATATTTTGCAGATGATGTCTTTAAAAATGAAGACCCGAGGGAATTGTTTGTCGCAGTGAATGAGCTTGCTTACCATATTTCTTGTAAAAATGCAATCGATGCATGCTACTGGATAGAATGGATGAGCGAATATGAAACTGTTTGTAAAAATAAGAAAGAAAAATGCAAGTGTGAGAGAAGAGTTGGAATGCCTGTTGAAAGTAAGAGTCAAATGGATATGATTTGGATTGTCTGGGACATTTTTTTGCAGGAAGCGGAAAAAAAGAACAAAATCATTCAAAAAATTGTAAATTCCATTTTACACTTGTTTTCACTAAAATACACGAGTGGTTGTCACAAAAGAAGAAAATACTTGCTTTATTTTGTGGTTTCGTTGCTTTGCGAAAATGTTTTGTTGGAGGAGGAAATTATTCGAGAAAAACAAAAAGAAGTAGTGACCAATGTTTTGAAAAACATTGATATCGTCTATAAACAAATCAAGAAGAACGAAGAAGCGCCAGGAACCGACTACTTATTCAAAGATGTAAAAGCTTTTAATTTGGAAAAAACAATTGAGAAATTGGAAAAGATGAATTCATTTGGAGAGACATTTATACCTCGTATTTAGTTTCAACACACTCTTTTTCCACGAACTACCTCAAAATCTAAAGGATTGGTTCGTATAGAGAAAAAAGTGTCACTTTGCAAAATAATAATATGATCACATCTGCACCAAGTAGCTTCAATGACATTATAATGAATGTACTTATAAGAACCACTTCCCCATTTTGTATGAAGAAAATTTTTATTAAACGTTACTTGGTTTGATTCCCAGGATAGAATATTGTTTCTAGATAGATTGCATAAATGACAGAATCCTTGTTTCACATCACATGTGCATGCGTCTTTTTTTAGAACAAGCGGTTCTTCTGTGTTAAGAAGAGTTTTAAAAAAGTCTTTCATTCGATGATATTTGTGTGAAAAATTTCCAATTGGAAACGAAAAATGGCATATAATTGATGTATCATCGTTTGTAACCATATTTTCTTCTGCTCCGTATAGACTTATAAAGGGGGGTAATAAAGTATTATTGTACATGGATTCGTTTATCAGGTTGTAAGAGATGAATGGTTGATCCGCGCAAGCAGGTATAGGCAAAGAAGCAGCAACATGGGTTTGAATGTGGGTTAAAATTTTGGTAAAAAGTTCTTTTATTTTTTCCGTATTTTTAAATAAAAGTGTTCCGCTATTCACGCCCGGTAAAGAAGGCGAAAATTTTGTAAAATCGAAAAAATCTTTCCCCAAATTTGGCTCACCTATTGTGCCTTCAGATATTACGTAGACAACTTCGTCCAATTCCTCTTCAAAAAGGGGCGACAAATCTTTTTTGATTAAAATATCGGTGTCTAGGTAAAATATTTTGGCATATTCGGAAATAGACGGGTAGTCAAAAATGCGAAGTCTTGCGCAAGCCGCTTGAAATATGGTGTCGCAATTAGGAATACAATGTATAAAAAGTGGAATATCCAATGTTGCGGAGAGTGTCGCAATGTCTTTATAAAAAGAGTCTTGTGTTATAATTAATATATCAAATGTAATGCGTGAATATACTTTTAATGAAGTTAATAAAAGATGCAATAGTTTAATATAGTCTTTATTGAAAAATACACACATATAAACTAGGTTTCTTTGGTTGTTTTTCTCTTCTCTAAAAAAACACGCTTCTTTCTTGAATGAGTGATTTTCGATCATATAGGGTCTTGTAGTTTGCTTTTTGGTGAAATAGTCCAAGGAGGAACCGACATCTATATATATGTTGTTCGGATAAGCAGAGAAACATTTTGGTATCCATATTTTGGAAAGAGGTCCTGCAGAAAAACAATACACTTGAACTTTTGACGAATCTTGCGTTTTTTCTATAAAGTCGATCACCTTTTTAGTTTCTTCATTGTGCTGAGAATCCCACGTATCAACCAAATAGGAATCTATTACAAGTCTTTCTTGAATCGGCAAGTTTCCAGAAAATGTTCCAGACCCAATGTAATGAAATCCTGGTTGAAAAGTTGAAATAAAACTAACAAATGTTTCCCAATTCGAATTCATAAATATATTTGCGAAAGTTCTCTGATTGAATGGTATATTGAATTCTTGTATAAAATCATTGTATATGGTTTGTGTGCAGTTCCAAGGTTTGTTACATGTATTGCAAGGAATGCCTATGTAAAGAGATGGATTTTTGGTTTGTATCGCCTCCAACAATTGTTGTTGAAGTATCCCACCAGACGTAAATGTCCACGAATCACAGTTTTTAAAGGTATTTCCCCTTAGAATTCCGTGTTCTCCATCACTGGGGCGTATCAGGGCAAACGGGGTCAAATTCGCCAATTTTTGTAAAATAGAATCTAGATGTTGATGCATTGTTCCTATTAATGGTAGAGAGGTAATTGTGTTTGCAAAAGGTAATTCGACATATTTGTTTGCAAACTGTGACTCATTATTCAAAGCATATGCATTTTTTCCGTCCGTTTCCCAATGTTGCTTACCAATGTGAATACTGTATATGGCAGGGAAAAAGGCGGTTTTATACCCTCTTTCAAAGTATTTGTTCGCGAAATCTCTCTCAAAAAAAGAATTTAACGAGTCATAATTTCCAAGAGAGAGGATGGTTTCTGTTATACATATAGAAGGTTGTAGTGAATAGTGTGGCCAATATCCACAATTTCTTCCAACAAGTCCATCCTTCTTTTCATGTAGAATAAAATCTGGCGTCAATTGTATGCCTCCTACTCTATCCATATCTGAAAAGAAAAGTCCGTAATTACGATTGAATACGACTTGATGGATATTTTGATCTTTCACTTGTGTAAGGAATTCGAGAGTATTGGATATATAGTTTCGCGGATGAAAATAGAGCCAATCATCTTCTAGATGAATCCAATACGTAGGCTTGATTTCTTGCAATTTATTCCAAATAATATTCATGCTTTTCCTATGACCCTTTTCCTTTTCATTCTTGAAATAAAAATTAAAAAAAGGATATAATTCTTGCATGGCATCTCTATCTTCTTTAGACGAATTATCATCTACACAATAAAAATAATCTACAAGATGCAAGTCTTTCCATGTGCGAATAATGGAGTTCATAGTCTTTGTGAAAAGATCCAACCGTTTGCATGTTGTAAATGACATGATAATGTTTATGTTTTGTCGATCCGAAACGTCTGGTAAAGCGGTGGGCCTTTCAATAAGCAAATCTCGGTATTGATCAATAATTGTTTCAATTGTTTTGTGGTGTTTTAATTCTATTTCTAATCCTTCTTTTTGAACAAGATGAAAATAATCCAATAGGTGTTGAAGATATTCTATTTTTTTTGGAAGAAAAGATATAGAAAACACAGCATTGTGGTAGAAACTATTTGTGTGCCAATTCGTTGTAATTACCTTTTTACGGAAAATAATTTCAAAAAAATAGGGTGATAAATCGTGCTTACCCAAATTGCACGTAACAATAATCATATAATAAGGTAAATAGAAATCATACTCATATTTTTTTAGACAAAGTTTTTCATTTTCATTTTCGAAATCTAAATCTAAATCAATATATTTTTGATAATAAGACTCTATTTCTTTATAATAGGCGTATGCTTCTTCGTTCTTTTGTTGAGAACAGTAATAGCAAATAAGACGGTAATGACATTCAATTCGTTCATTATCATACTGCATCGATTCTGTTAAATAATGGATTCCAAATTCAGATTTATTCTGTTTTTCATACAAATCGAATATTTCAAAGCAACTTACATACTTTTCCTCATTACAATTCTCAAGTGTCAATACTTTTTTATACCATTCGATTGCTTTATCTGTTGCATTATTGGATTTATACAACTGTGCGCGAGAAAATGCAGAGTTGGGTTCGACTCCTTCGTAAAAAGTATTTTCTAAATTTGCCTCGTCATCTATAGAACTCATGATTTATATAAAAACACATATTTTTAAACTTATAAAACCGCATTAAATAATATATATCCATAATATACAAACCGTTTTATAATTATGAAAACGCTTCATAATAAGTTTAACAAGAACGAGAACAAGAGAAATATAGGTGGAGGACGGCGTCACACTTACAAAAACAGTCGCAAAGCTTATAGCCAAGCTTATAGCACATCTAATAAAACAATCCATGCTTTCGAGCAGTTCCAAAAAGAAATTACTCTAGTGTTTTTTGAAATACTCTTAATGATTAAATTGTATCATTGGAAAACTCACAGTTATGCAACTCACAAAGCAACCGATGAATTATATACGACTTTTAATGGACACATGGACAAGTTTATCGAGGTTCTTTTAGGAAAAACAGGAACGCGCATCGATTTGAATAACGTAAAAAGTGTAAAATTGGATAGTTTTGATTCTCAAGAAGGTTTTAAACAAAAAGTGGAAGAATTCAAAGGATATTTAGTGGGGCTCGAGAATCATAATGCAATGAAAACGATGAGCAACACGGATTTATTCAATATTCGAGATGAAATTTTGTCCGACTTGAATCAGTTTTTATATCTGCTTACTTTTAGATAAGAGAGAAAAGGAAGAAGATGCGAAATATAATAAAAAAATAATATATTTCTTTTTATTATAATGAGCACAAATGAACCTTCTATTTCATCTATTATTCCCAGTTTAAAAGCTGACATCAATTCTGTTTATTCTGGTTTTACTTCTAATTCTAGTTCTAGTTCTGGATCCGATTTTCCTTCCTCATCTTCTGGATTGTGGGCCAAAATTTCCAGCATGGGTATTGTAGGATGGCTTGTTGTTATTCTTCTTTTATCTTTTTTAGGAGTGAATATATTTGCTTATTTAGCACAAGGAACCCAGGAAGTCACGGGCGTATTTGCTCCTATTGTACATTTCTTTAGCAATATAGTGCGAGCTGTAACGGGACAAACGCTCACTGTTTCAGCAGAAGGTGGGAAAGCGGTTGTCAATACGGCGGCGAATGTTACGAATGTTGGATTGAACGAAGTCCAGCAAATCGGTGAATCCATTGTTCCAAATGGGGCTTCTTCTACGTTGCCAGCAAGCTCTCCAAATTATCAGAATCAAGATGTTGCTTACAACAATGCCATCAATCGCGTGTTGAATTCGGCAAAAGCGCGCCAACAAGAACACGATTATCAGGCGGATGAAGCTAATAGCACGATACAGGGAGGCGGAAAAGGGGGGTGGTGTTACATTGGCGAAGACCGCGGCTTCCGTTCTTGCGCTCCTGTCGCTTCTGACAACATGTGCTTGTCAGGTGATATATTTCCTACACAAGAAATTTGTGTGAATCCAAATTTAAGACATTAATTTGTTAATAAAACTGTTTCTGTATTTGACGGACTAGACTGAACTGTTCCGCTGAGAGCTTTTACAAAGAACGTATAATTTGTGCCAGGCGTCAAATTGTTGATTGTTGCGGTCTTGAATTGATAGGAAACGGTTTTTACAAGTGCGCCATTTTGGTAAATGGTGTAACTGGAAATGGGAATGCAAACACTTGATTTCGAACTCCATGATAATGTCACCTGGGTTTGATTTGTATTTACAACAATCGACAATACTGGAGCCGCAGGCGTTAAAGCGGAAACAAATCCCTTGTATCCTTCCGGCCATTTGTCCAAACTATTGTTCATGGTTGTTTGGTTTCTGGGGTACCAAGTCTGCATATTCGAATACCAACAAAGCTCAATTGGCCTGCCAGGGACATTCGAACAATATGTAGGAAAACACAAATAAGGTTGGGTTTTTTGCTTTTGTATCACTTGTTGGGAGCAAGGGTTTTCAATCGTTCCGCAAATTAAATTACCACCATCTTGCAAGATATTTGTTACACATCCGAAGGGATTGGGTGCGTTGGCTTGGTAAGGTCCCGATGGATTGTTTGGAGATCCGACAATAGAATTCGGATAAGGAATATTTGTGTAATTCACGCGTTTAAAACTTGTTGTATTGGGGTTCGAATAGGTCATGGTTTGAGCGGCAAAGCATTTTTTCCTAGAACTATTGCACCCTCTACTTATTTGCGAATATTTTTGTTTTTTTGTTAAATTTCCACAATTGTTTTTGTATTGTAGTATATTGCCCTTTTGCATCATTTGTTGTAGTTTTTGTGCGTCTAAAGGCGTTACGTATTGTTTTGTTAAAGGAATATAGACAATGTCGTTTGGTATATTTGTGTTGTTTTGATTCGTGGAACAAGGATGCTGTACTCTTGACCAAGATCGGGGAGGAACTGGATTGTAAATGTAGCTATTTACCATTTATACTTTACTTATATAGAGTAAGTAAAATATATTTATTTTATAAAATAGAAAGTTTGCACATGAATACATTTTTACGGATTGTACATATCATGGTCTCCATAAAAGTACCATCTTAATGATAAATAGTCCGCATTTTTTGAATTTGCCCCGTTGGAACCTACGAGCTTTGTATTCGGTCCCTCTCGTGCAAGATTTTGTATAGCTGAAGTGCCCAACGCATAATTGTAATACCACAAATTCGAAATGTAACCATTGAACCCGCCATTCATGGCTACAAACACGTCTCCGTAATTTTGTTTTGGAACCCCGCTCAATTCCAAACTCCGAATAATAGTACCGTTTACATAAATATCCAATGTTTTGTTTTGACATCGTATAATCACATTGACCCATTTGTTCAAAGGTATATCTGGCACCGTAATCTCCTCGTTGATGTTTTCAAATGTATTCATCATCACAACCAGAGCATTTGTATTGGGTTCCAGATACAACCCAGGAGCGTTGTTGGGAAAATTGACACCATTATTGCTCAAGTCACTATTGCCCTTGTGGAAAATATGCTTGTATTGACCCGTCACGCCACTGTTGTATAAATCGTTGATCATTAGCCAAACCGACCAAGTAAATTCTAATCCATCCGCTGCATTTGTAGAGCGGTAAATAGTAACGGCACCGTTATTGCTCGGATCTTGTGGGAAAATCATCATTTGACTCGCATCTACCATACCGTTGATTAATTTAGGCGATTGACTTGGTTCTAAAAAATATCCTAGTAGCGAAATTCCGACTCTGAGAAGTATAATAAATGCGAAAACAACCAATAGAAAAAAAGCCAAATTTGCTACTAAACTATTTGCTTCACCATATTCACCACTTCCAAAATCTCCAGAATTTGTTGAAAATGAATTAAAAGGTTGCGTGTCACTCATCTGTGTCTGTATATATTACCTCGACAAAAAAGAAAAGGATACAACAAGAAAATATTTAACTTCGAGTTATATGTATGTGCCTTGGTTAAAAGGAGACACTGCTTTGGACATTTCCATTTTCTACCAAAGACAATTGAACTTTGTATGCACTAAACATGCTCAACCAACTGGAATAACCTTTTGCATAAATATTCCATGCGTCTTGCGGGTTAAGAGGGCTCGGATAATATTGAAATTTAGTGGTCCAGCCGTCAAATCCGCCACCAGGGGTTACAAAAACATCTGCGCTATTATTGATATTTGCCACCCCAGGTAATAAACACGTTCTCACTAATTTACCGTCAATATAAATATCCATGGTTCTTCCGTAAACACTTACGATGAGATTTACCCATCGTTGAATAGGCACATTGCTGACGGAGCAGGTTTTTATTACAGTGGTTCCACCTGGTGTAGTTGGTTGTTGATCTACACCCGGAAAACAAGCTAAAGAGACATAGATATTATTTTCCATCTCACCTAGAGCCACCGAGGGACATGGATCCATTCCATTCATGCCCGGCACAGACGTGGTGCCAGTTGTTGTGCTTTGCGAGCCCATTCTACCAAAAATGACCTTCTTTTCTCCATAACGGTAATTCCAGTCATTTACGTAAAACCAAATGGAATAAGCAAAATTTGTAGAGGGCGTATTAGAACCATTTGTTGCTAAAGAACTCGCTGGAATTCGAGAAAACGTTTGACCGCTTTGTATGTTTTGCAACGTATTTGGGTCAGAAAGAGCGTATTTTAATAACATAATAACCAAGACAATTGCTATTACTACTAATACAATACTTAAAGCACTCATTATGTATAATATAGATTTAGAAATTTTCTAGTTCATTTGGTTAAATAATTATTCGAAAATTTGTTTGTTGGTTGTTTTATAGTTGTTTTTGTTTTTTGATCAACTGGTTGTTCCACCTTTTATACTATTTGTAAAAACGTTCCACCAATAATAATTTTGAATTACCGGAGGAGACAACCCTTTGATCATGTTGTACAAATAATAAATGTTAATACTCGACAATGGTTTATTATAATACACTACGTTGCATATACCTCCGTTTGCACCATTGTTTTCACCGATAGTAAGATTGTCCAAAGTATAATAAGGCACTATGCTCGGGATCGATTTTACTAATTCCCCGTTCAAAAAGATGTCCATGGTTCCGCCATTGTAATTCACAATCATGTTGTTCCATTTTTGCAATAAGACATCCTCTTTTTTGTAAAAAACCGTGTATTCTTTTTCACCGTCATTGCCTGTTTTTGTTATGGTATTGAGTGGATCGGTTTCCTTTGTATCCGCTTTTTTCTGCATGGTAAATAAAAGGCTATTTTCAAGCGTATTGTAAAGAATATTGGGTTTTCCCCCAAAGTCCAAAATAGATGCATATTGGTTGGAATTGGAGTTGGTGTTTGGTGGCACGGCTTCCATGAAAAACCAGAATGAAATAGCGTATTGGTAATCGTATTGATCGCTTCCATAAGAAAACTTGTTGTTCAAATCTTGATAAGTACCCAAAGATCGGCTCTCATTCGTATTCGCAGGTTCTGATATCAGCATCTGTCCTCCTTGCATTTGTATAGTATTGTACAACAAAGGAGCCGTCAAATAAGCAACAATAAGGAAGAGTGCTAATAATAATAATAACCAGGAAGAGGCGTCGCTAGAGGGTTGTCCCGTAACCAAATTCTTTACCCACTCGAATAAGGATAAAAAGATGCAAGGAATGTAAAAGATGATATTCACGATAGTGTTAAAAAACGCATTTTTTCTCGCATTTTGAAATGGCAACTGCACGACAACGGTCTTATAAACGAGCGCAAGAACAACCAAGATAAGAAGCGCATTCAATATAATACTGGGAATAGATGATTTTCCCGAAAAATGTTGAATATTGTAGGAAATCCATGCAACTATCGTGCAGGCAATCGTTAATCCAAAGACAACCAAAAGCGCACGTCGGTAAAAATCAAAACTATGTATTTGTGTAGGCGTACCCGTTGTTTTAAATATTTCGGGAAAACTGTGTATATTCAACACAATAATCCACAACACACTTGTTAATAATACAACAAGTAAAGCAGCCATGCAATACACCTTATCGCTGAATAAACCTGCAGAATCTGAAGATTGTGTTTCGCTTATTTTTTGAGAAATGCCGGTTTCATAAATGGAAACGGTGACAATGATTAAAAACGCAATAAAAGACCCGCTTCCCAAAATACTAAACCATGAAAAGTCCTTTAATAAATTGCCGGATTTTTGAGACACTCCTGAAGAAAAAGTAAATATTACAATCAAATACAGAAAAATAAATATCGATAATAAAATAGTAATTAATAGCGAATATCCAAAGTATTTAGTAATAAACCCACCTAAATCAATAACATAATAAACAATAAACAAAGCAATCAAACAGAAAAATAAGATAAGTGTCTTAATTCTTTCATATGTAAAATTGAATTTTTCCACATAATTTTGTTGAAACGCCTTGTAAAAAACAAAAACACCGATTAACATGGTAATCACATTTATTGCGTTTGGATACAACTGCAAAAATTTTGAAGGAGTCAATCCAAAAAACAAAATGAGTCCGATTGTGTAAAAAATCACGTACAATACATTTATAATTTGTGACAAAAACGTTTTAAAATCTTTTAAACTTGGAAGAAATGATACACACAAGAGTGTAATTAAAAACAAGAATCCCAATATAGCAAATATATTCTTTACAATTGCGGCAGTAGGTATATTGGAACCACCGCCAGCATTTTTACTGGGATCAGGATTGGTGTAAAAAAGAACAATAAATGTGCATATAATAAATAAAATAAGCAGGAGAACTAAAGAAATAAATCCTGAATTATCGAACAATGTGTCGGCTAAAGCAGATTGCAGACCGCTTGAAAGCGTTTTCGAAGAAGAAGAAGATGAAGGATATATAGTTGCGAGCTTTGCTTTAATCACATCCGGATCGGTTAATGGTGGAGAAGATGGTCTTTTACTTGGGACTACGCCCAATGTATTTTCAACAAATCCTTTTAATGTGCTCAGGGCGTCGGACACACCTCCGCCTTTATTATTATTACTATCGTTTCTTCCCATTTTATGATTACTACTATACACCAATATTATTTCATGTTTGTTTTGCACCTAACAAAACTTATTCTAAACCTAGACAAGTCCATTTTTTATAAAAAATATTTACATGTTTTCACTTGCGGTTTTTTTCCCGTGACAGTTGCGACATAAAGCGATTAAATTTGTCACTTCATTCCCACCACCATATTCCAAACGGATGCGATGATCTATTTCAAACGTGTGGTCTAATTGACTCTGGCAGTGCCCACATTTCCAATCTTGATTAGCGGCAACATATTTCTTCTTGGTTTCACTTACGGAACGACGGGTTGCTCCTTTGCCTGATTGGAGAATACGTTGATCTCTTGGCGGATCTATTTCATTCATTGATTCCATAAAGCTCCTTTCGGAAGCTTGCGTAAAATCGATAATAGGACTCAATACATCCATTGCGGTTTTGTCAATAGGCATAAATTTTACTACATTGTTGGCATATAACAACATATTTCTTCCTTGGGATGGGTTTCGTTTTAATAATGCATAAATACCCACGCCAAGTAAAACGTAAAATATCATTTTATAATATTTACGAAAAGAGGACAACATTTTCGTATATTTTCCATCGTGGTATGCATTATAGACAAAAAATGCTGTTAATCCTAAAACAAATATCTCTAATCTCATTATATATTTTTGAATATAATAAAATTATAATGCTTTTACATACGTATTATTCTTGCCCAAACCAACAAAATAAGGATATAAGGAAATAAAACTAACAACCAAGCAAAAGTCTTCCATCCTTTCTTACACAACCAAGCAAGAATGTAAGTCCAGATGAAAGCGAAAATGAGTTTCACAAAGACAGCCGAGAAGGAAACGCGGTTGAACAAGGCCATAACACAAGCCAATATGGCTAAAACAAAATAAACTTTGGCGGGTGTGCAAAGGTCGTGGAATTCTCTCATTATTTATATATTTGCAAAATATTATTTTCTTTTTTAAAACTTTTTTTGATGTATTCTTAAATACTGTTTCTTTTTTTTGTTTTTTCATTCCCCAACTTTTTATTCTTGTTTGTTTTGTTTGTTTTGTTTGTTTTGTTTGTTTTGTTTGTTTCTTGTGAAACTACTTCTAAACTAATTAATTCGCTTAAATAAAGCAAGTCTTTTTCTAAATTTTTTATATTTATTGGTTTTATTGTCGGCGTGTACAAATAATCAAGAAAAAGGTGTTTTATGGAATCAAATATTTTTTTTTGACTAGAATTTAATTTATCGTAATTATCGCTTAATATGGTTACTATTGGAATATAAACACTAATAAATCCCCATATATCCAAAATATGAATAAACACGTTGTCTAAATATACTCGCATATTCAATGTGTCGTCTTCGCGAAACACAGTAAAATGAAGGAGCACTTCCACTAGATAGTTTAATATTAATTTCATTGTGATTTCTTTTTCAATCCAATCATATTTATCGTCTTTTTTCATTTTTACAAAATCATTATTGAGATCATCATGCCTAAATAAAGAAAACATTATTTCATTAATGTATTTATAATGTCCTAAACCTCTTTCCTTAAACCAATATTCGATGTAGTCTTTTAAAAAGAGTTGCAATTTAGGTTTGGTTATTTCTCCACCTTTTTTCAAATATTCAGAATATTTTTTTACAAAATCGTCGGTGAACAATATATTCGAAAATGGCAGATTGAATTGCAATGGTCTATTGCGCCACACTCTAGGAAACGGATAGTCTTCAAAAGGAATGTATTCCGTGGAGAGACCCCAATCAATGAGACGTAGCTTTTCATTTTGTTCATTTTTAAGATCTATTAATACATTGGAATCCTTGATATCACTGTGGTATATGTTTTTTTTATTCATGGGCAAGATTCCCATGGTAAAAAGTTTGACTAACAATTTTTGTAAGATAAATAATTTTTTAAACGAGCCTTTTTTTTGAATATAGTCATCTACCGGAATGCCCCCATTGGGCATGTTTATCATCATCAACTTATTCAACTTTTTATTTATATTTTTTTTTTTGATACTGTGTTTTTTCAACGCCTTGCACTTTTTTGAATAATTGGATAAATCACGCCTACTTAATTTTGCAGGCTGACATATGGTAAAATCATTCACTAAAAAATAATTTTCATAATTAGGAATGTCTTTTATTTTTTTTCGAATGGCAAGTATTTCATCGTATTCTCGTAACGCATTTTTTTTTAACATTAATTTACTTAATGTGTTGGGGTCTAGTTTCTTTTTGTCATTACCGACGCATTTCAAAGGCGGAGAAAACACGCATCCAAATCCTCCCGATGCTAATATTTTGCCTCCATTTATATCGCACATAGACTACACTATATATTTCCTATATTATTTTTTATGAAAAAGCGTTTGATATTTTTTTATTTATCGTAAAAATAATAAATGATTGCAATGATAAAAACTATAATGAAAAGATAGATCAATTTCCCCAACCACTTATAGTAATCGTTCACCTTACTTGTGGTTGTTTTATACGCCTCATAATATTGAATATAAAATTCATTCAAGTTTATTTGCGGCTTTTCTAGCTTTTGATTTATTTTGTTATGAATAAAGTGTAACCAACGAACAAATGATTCTCTATTGTCCAAATAAGCCGTAATCGGATATTTGTCCAACAAAATGCTAAATTGATTTGATACTTCATCAACCGGAATAAAAAGTGGCAAGTTTTGAATAAATTCGTAATACTTTTTTTTTGTCACTGAATTCGGGTGGTGGGGATAAGTCATTGCTAAGGTATGTAAAAAAAACCAATAATGCGGTCCCCAAATCTTAGGATCGAGATAAGTCATTAGTATTTTAAGCTAAAATAATAATGCATTTTAAACTTTTTTATTCTTTTTACTAGTTTTACAATTTTTACTAGTTTTACTAGTTTTACAATTTTTTCTTCTTGTTCTTTTTACCCTTTTTATTTTTTTTCTAGATTGTCCTCCTGAAAACGATTTGCTTTGTGAGTCCGGAGATATAATTGTAGATGACATTGCATCTATATCATACGGTTTGCTTTCAAAAGGTTCGACTTCTCTATTATTTTTTGGCTCAGATAATATTGTAGCAGTCTTATTTTCAAGTGGCGAATATTCTCTATCTTGTTCTTCACCGTATTCGGATTGAAAAGAACGCCTTGGCACTACCAACCCGTCAAACGTAGTTCGATTCTCGTCGTATTCCATTACGGGGTCATTATCATTATTACTTGCTTCGTCATCGTACTCTTGCCAAGTTGTGTGTCTGGGTTCTGGCAATATAGGCACATAAGGTAAAAAGGTGAATTTTTCGGTTACTTGCTGCTTGCACAAATAACACATTCTCTCTTTATCAATCAACCAACAAAATTTTGCGAAAAGTTCTACTTTGTCTCTAGTTAAGTTCGTTGTCGTGATAGATAATAGCATTCCAATAATGAGTGGTTCGCTATTTTGGGTTTCATAATAATAAAGTGGAAAAATACTACATTGTTTCAATAATAATTCATGATTGTAAAAAGAAATTAAATTTACAGTTGTCTTTGGACGGTTCGATCCGTTTGTAAAAAATATTTCTAAATCCAAACCCTTTGATTTCAAATCAAACTGATATTTAATGGAATTTTGATGTTTTAACAAATATTGTTCTGTTTTTTCAAAGGGTTCTGCTATGCCTTGATTGAATCTAAGGCTTTTTATCTCTGAATTTGGAAATACATTTGCTTGATTCAATATTAACGTGGTTTGCAACTTGTGAAAAAAGTCTTCTGACGAACATATGCTGTGCAATAAAATAGCTAAATGAGCATTGTCTAACGTTCGCAGTTGGTTTGCAAATAATATGAAATCCTGCAACATATTTATTTTTTGTAGCTCGATTGTATCCATTTCATCTGTTTTATTGCAATTCCCAATTACACACTTTTTATCAAAATACACATTAATGCTAGAAAATTCGCGGAGAAATTGATTTGTTAATTTCCATAATAAATAAACTACTTCCACGTCATCTTGTGGATTCATTGATTGAATTTCTTGCAATTGGGGTTCATGATTATTCTTTATAAAGGCAGTCAAATATTTTCCTAGAAATTTTCTTAAAATTAGGTTATTTAAATCCTCTATTTTAAAATTATTTTGCGGATGATGATACTTTATTATTGTTTGCATATTTATTGTTTCGTATTCGAACAAATCTCCTACTCTATTATTTATAAAAAAACCATAGACAATATGAAAATCTAGCGAATTTTTTAAAAAATGTATTTGTAACATATTTGGACTCACTTCATTATCTTCTGGCGTGAATAAACCTTCTAATTCTTTTTGGACTCTTAGAAGCGAAGATCTATTAGATAAAACATTTCTGGGTGTAAGCTTGGGACTAAAAGGAAAATCGGAAAATCCGGTATAAAATCCTCCTTTTTTACCACGATGTGTTCTATCATGTTTTCCACGATATGTTGCATCTTTTTTTCCATATTTTTTTGTTTTTACATTTAGTTTCATATTTGTATTCGTTTATATAATATTGCAATATAATTTATGTTATAATATTATTGTTGATGAATAAACTGATTGAGGCAAGTTCCATTACTTACTCTTTTGTTACAAAAATTTAATATTCTTGTGGAAGATCCCTTTCCTCTGGTAGAACCTAAATTGACACTTGCCGCGGCTATTTTATGATTTCCACCTAAACGTCTTTGATACGAAATTAAATTATATGTACCTAAATTGTATAATTTGGGCATATTCTATATAAAAGAATAATATTTAAAACTATGACAATAAATAAATACAATTGAATAATCATGAACCTAAATAGAAATAATATGAGTATTTGTAACAATTGCGGAAAACAAGGACATATTTTTAACCAGTGCAAGATGCCGATTGTCAGTTATGGAATGATTGTGTTTCGTTCTAGTTTCCGAGGTGTGGAATATTTAATGATACGTCGAAAAGATAGTTTCGGGTATATTGATTTTATAAGAGGCAAATATTCGCCTTATAATGTATATCAAATACAAAATTTAATTAATGAAATGTCGGTTGAAGAAAAAGAACGCATTTTGATTCAGAGTTTTGAATTATTGTGGAGCAAAATGTGGGGTGGCATTTCAAACACTAAATACAAATCAGAAGAAAGTGTGTCTTCCAAAAAAATGGAAGTTATTAAAAATGGTGTGGCAATTGAAGACAAACTTGTAAATTTGAATGATATTGTGGAAATGAGTACAACGCAATGGAAAGAAACAGAATGGGAATTTCCAAAAGGAAGACGTAATAACAAAGAAAAAGATTTAGACTGCGCTTTAAGGGAATTTGAGGAAGAAACTGGTATTTCAAAAAATAAAATTACAGTGATTGAAAACGTTATGCCTTTTGAGGAAATTTTCATAGGCACGAATTACAAGTCCTATAAACACAAGTATTTTTTAGCATATATGGATGACAGCGACAATAATATTTTGGAAAATTTTCAAATAACAGAAGTAAGCAAATTAGAGTGGAAAACATTGGATGAATGCTTGCAATCGATTCGACCTTATAATTTAGAAAAAAAAGAGTTAATAATTAATATAAATAAAGTATTACAGGAATATAGATTATATATCTAATATATAGCATTTATGACAACGGTTGTGCCATTAAATAAAATTATTATTCCAGATACATCAGATACTTCTTCTTCTTCTAATTCTTCTAATTCTAATTCTAATTCTTCTTCTTCTAATTCTAATTCTTCTTCTTCTAATTCTTCTAATTCTAATTCTAATTCTTCTTCTTCTAATTCTAATTCTAATTCTTCTTCTGACAACAACGTTTCTTCCATTAGTTCTTCTGCGAGCTATTCTGCTCCCGAACCTTCTTCCGAACTTTTTTTAGACTGTTCTACAGATTTAAAACCGGAATTTGAAGAACTTGATTGTTCGAATGAAAATTATTATTCAAGAAATTGCAATAAATTTTTATTAAGAAAAGAATTGGTCGAGAGAAGTTGTTTAGACGAACACCCAGAAGAGCATCCTTATTTGTATCCCGAGCTCAACGATAGACAGTTTAATATTAAGATTGCGGAAAAAAAAGAATTCAATGATACAAAATACGATGGAACAATTCACGAGGACATTGAAAAACACGCCGACATGCTAAGTAAAGCCGACTACGAATTGCAACCACATCAAGCTTTTGTAAAAAATTTCATGTCCTTCCAAACGCCATATAATAGCTTATTGCTTTATCATGGTCTAGGTTCAGGTAAAACATGCAGTGCTATTGGCGTTTGTGAAGAAATGCGCGACTACATGAAACAAATGGGCATTACAAAACGAATTATGATTGTAGCTTCAGAAAATGTCCAGGATAATTTTAGGTTGCAGTTATTCGACGAGAGAAAACTAAAATTGGTAGATGGATTATGGACTATTCAAGCTTGCACTGGAAACAAATTATTGAAGGAAATTAATCCTATGAGCATGAAAGGTATGCCAAAAGAGAGAGTAGTTAGTCAAATAAGATCCATTATAAACAACTTCTATATTTTTTTGGGTTACGGACAATTTGCTAATTACATTATTAAAACGATGAATTATGAAGAAGAAATAAAAAGAAAAAGACAAGAGCCAATAGATGGAAGAGAGAAAACCCGAATCCAAATGGCGAAAAATGAGAGAATTGTTTTAAATAAAAGAATTATACGTAGACTGCAAAATGAATTCAACAATCGTTTAATCGTTATTGATGAAATACATAATATTCGCAAATCGGACGATAATGAGAACAAAAAAGTGGCACTTAATTTGGAATTGTTGGTTCAATCGGCGGAAAATATGCGGTTTGTTCTTCTCTCTGCAACTCCAATGTATAACAATTACAAAGAAATCATTTGGTTGTTGAACTTGATGAACATGAATGATCGTAGAGGTAAAATCGAAGTCAAGGATGTTTTTGACAAATATGGCAATTTCAAACCACACGGAAAAGAATTGTTAATCAGAAAAGCGACCGGATATGTTTCTTTTGTGAGAGGCGAGAACCCATATACTTTCCCTTATCGCATTTACCCGGATGAGTTTGCAAAAAAAGACACATTTCCTTTTATTCCGTATCCTTCTTATCAAATGAATTTGAAAAAAATCAAAGAGCAAGATAAAACACGCATTTTGAGTTTGTATTTGACGCATTTATACCAATGCGACAATTGTGGCACATGTCAAGGATGCGCTTATAGATACGTTATACATATGCTGCGCAACAAGCGTAATATTAATGTAAATAGAAGAGGAGAAGTTCGCAATATGCCTAGTTTCGCAAACATGGAATCTTTTGGTTATTATACATTACAGATTCCGATTGAATCATTGATCATTTCTTATCCAATGGCAGGACTAAAACAGTTGTTGGAAAATATACCAAGAGAGAAATATGATGATGAATATTCGCCCAGTTTTTCAGATGTGGAAGAAAGTGACGAACCGATAAACATACCAGAAGAGAATTCTTTATCTCCGTCTCCTATGCAACCTTTGCATAAAACAGAAATGGATTATTCCAAACAACTCACTGGCAAGGAAGGGTTAAGTCGCATGATGCAATTTATTGATTCCAAGTCACCGCCTGAAAAAGGAAGTTTCGAATACAAAAAAACGACCATCGATCAATACGGATCTATTTTTTCTCGCGAACAAATAGGAAAATACAGTGCTAAAATAAAAAGTGTGCTGGACAAGATTTATAATCCGGAAACTGGGTTCGTTTCCGACGGAATTATTCTTATTTATTCGCAGTATATAGACAGTGGGTTAATACCAATGGCACTTGCTTTGGAAGAAATTGGATTCACTCGATTTGGCGAAAATGTAAAACCTCTTTTTAAAAATAAGCCGGTAGATGTAGTGGATGCCAGAACAATGAAGCCACCTACAGACAAAAAAGATTTTTTTCCAGCTCGGTATTCCATGATTACGGGTGATATACGTTTGTCCCCTAATAATGATTTCGAAGTAAAAGGTCTGACCAATGTGGAAAACAAAGATGGTAATCGCGTAAAGGTGGTTCTCATTTCGAAAGCCGGTGCAGAAGGCATTGATTTTAAATTTATAAGACAAGTGCATATTTTGGAACCGTGGTACAACATGAATCGCGCTGAACAAATTATTGGGCGTGCGGTCCGCAATTTCAGTCACAAAGATCTTCCTTTTGAAAAAAGGAATGTAGAAATTTACATGTATGCAACCATATTGTCTCCTGAAAACAAAGAGGAAACCGCTGATTTATACATTTATCGTGTTGCGGAATACAAAGCGGTGCAAATTGGCAAAGTAAGTCGTTTATTAAAAGAAACCGCCGTAGATTGCATATTAAACCACGATCAGACCAATTTTACACAAGAAAAGATCAATGCTATGATAGACCATCCTGTTCGTCAGGTTCTCTCTACAGGGTTGGTTTTACCTGATTACAAAATTGGTGATGCACCCTTTAGCCCGGCATGCGACTATATGAAGACATGCGACTATTCTTGCATTCCTAACAAGGAGATACGGGAAGAAGATTTGAACGAAGACACTTATAATGAAAACTTTATTGCCATGAATTCTGAAAAAATTATGCAACGAATTCGCATGTTGATGAAAGAAAGCTATTTTTACAAGAAAGACGTTCTTTTAGCGGCTATACAAAGTTCTAAGAAATACCCGTATGTTCAAATTTATTCGGCTTTAACACAATTGATTGAAGACAACAATGAATTTATTACGGATCGGTATGGTAGGAACGGTCGTCTAATCAATATTGGCGATTATTATTTGTTCCAACCCATTGAATTGAAGGATAAGCAAATTTCTATCTTTGACCGGATGGTGCCAATTGATTATAAACATAGCTCCATTCAATTTGTATTAAACAAAAAAATAGCCAACAAACCATCTGCCCCAGAAAGCGAAGAAAGGGAAGAACGAATACAAACCTTTGATAATGGCAAAAAAGTATTGGAAGAATTGAAAAGAAACTTTGCGATTGTTATGCAATTTACTAAAGAAACCAAAGTGCCGAGAGGAGACGACGAATGGTATAAATATTGCGGCATTGTTATAAATAAAATTCGCGAGGATTATCCGGAAATTACAGAATCAAAAATGTTGGAATTTTTAGTAGCACATATGGTGGAGATGTTGATATTTTCAGAAAAAATAGAATTGATCAAATATTTGTATTCTTTGGAAAATATTGAAAAAACCTCTCTTGAATGGTATATAAAAGAATATTTTTACAAGAATACCATTGTGACAAAAAATTTCAATGCAATCTTGCTTTATCATTTAAACAAACGAGTCTTTATTATTTTAAACAAAGACAACGTCTGGGTAGAGGCTTTGCCGGAAGATGAAAGGGAAATTGCTCTTTCTAGAGAAGCTCAACAGTTGTTTGAGCCGCTAGATATAAAAAAATACAATAAACTCGTCGGATTTATTGGATACGAGAAAAAAAATAAGTACATGGTGTTTAAGACTAAGAATATGGAATCTACTCGGGACACCGGTGCTAGGTGCGACGAAGCTGGCAAAAGTAAAACACTGGCTTTGTTGAATGAAATCGTGGGAGAACCAAGATACACCACGGAGGGAACCAAGTTAAAAAGAAATAAAGACGGATCTATTGTGCATGAAGCGGTGAATCAAATGGAATTGTGCGTATTACAAGAATTTATATTAAGACATTATAATGACATTCGAAAAAATGGAAAAAGATGGTTTTTATTGCCGGAATTGGCTATTTACTATAAATTGTACAAAGTAATAGTATAAACTTTGCATAATAGTATGAAATTTATATGAAAAAGAAAAAGAAAGAAAAGGAAAGGAAAAAAGAAAAAGAAAGGAAAAAAGAAATAAAATTGAAAACAATTAAAGATAATATGTATAATATACAAGAAGAAATGGAAGTAACAAAACGCGTTCAAAAAGGCAAAAAGAGGGATGTTATGCGTTCTCTTTATTCTAGAGGAATTATTAATCGAACCATCTCTTTGCCTATCACTTCTATCGGGAAAAATATTCAAGAAACTCTGGAACAAAATATTTCCGCAAGTTTCGAAGGAAAGTGTCTTGTAGAGGGATTTGTTAAAAGCGGGTCTTCCAGAATTATTTCTTATTCGAGTGGTATGATTCACCGCGGCACAACTATTTCATTTGAAGTTGTGTTTGAATGCGAAATTTGTTTCCCGGTGGAAGGGATGGTGATCGAATGTGTTGCAAAAAATATTACTAAAGCAGGCATTCGTGCAGAAAGTGCTGTGGAAATTCCGTCTCCAATTGTGGTATTTGTAGCAAAAGACCATCATTTTGAAAACGATTATTTCTCTGAACTTCAAGAAGGAGACAAGTTCAAGGTAAGTGTTATAGGTCAGCGCTTTGAACTCAACGACGGATATATTTCTATTATTGCAGAGTTGAAAAAACCAAAGGTAGAAAAAGAATATAAAAAAGGAGGTTATAAACCTAAAATTGAATTGTTGTAAAAATAGAATTTAAAAATAACGTGCTTTTATAGTTATTAGATAGAGATAGAATGGAAGCATCGGTTTCTACAAATGAAGTCAATCAATTTTCTGTCAGTGAGTTGAATTATATTCGCGAATCTATTGAAAACATGAGCAAATTCAATCAAGTTGAGGTTCTAAGAATTTTAAAAAAGCATAATGATATAACTATCAATGAAAATAAATATGGAATTCATATCAATATTTCTGAGTTAAAAAGAGATATTTTGGAAGAAATGATTGTGTATATCAATTATGTGAATACACAAGAAACTACATTGAACCATGTGGAACAGCAAAAAGAGGAGTACAAAAATACATATTTTTCAAAAGATATTAAAGATAATTAGATTTTTCTATTATATTTCAAAGTAGAATTATGAATATTGAAATGTATATTCCAAAGGATTATAATCATGTAATGGATCAGTTACAAGATTATATGTTGTCTCGTGATAGAATTGATTTTTTTCGTAAAGATTGTTTTCATGAGAAGAAAGAGAATAATGACAAGAATAATGACAAGAATAATGACAAGAATAATGACAAGAATAATGACAAGAATAATGACAAGAATAATGACAAGAATAATGAGAAGAGCGATAAGAAAAAAGATGCAATAAAATATGAGAAAAAAGAAAAAAATATTTTTTATCCAAGAGAGAAAGACTCTTTGTTTTGGTGTTTTTATATTATTAAAAATGGTCTAACTTCGTATCAAATGATTCCTTATAAGAACATTGTAGTAGAAAAATCTATAAAGATTGAATATGTAGAAAAAATAAGAAAAGAAAAACAATGTATAAAGCCTTATAAATTTGCAGCGTTGCAAAATATAGAAAACAACTTAGTCCATGATCAAAAAATAAATGCAAGCACATTTTTAACTCTTTGCGTCGTTGAAAATTTAAACATTCTTTTTTTTAAAAAGAGAACTTATTATGAGTTGATGTTGAACGATAGTGATGATATTTATATAATAGCTAAACAGGATGACAACAAAGACAATTATGGACTTCAGAAAATGTGTAAAAAAGAAGCGGAAGAATACAAAAAAAAATTCATGCTTATTGAAAATATTGATAAACCGATGAAATCAATCACTTATTATAAAGTAAGTGAGCTATTGGATATTTGTGACAAATTGGGTATTGTTTCGATCGACAACAAACGAAAAACCAAACAGGCATTGTATGAATCTATTGTTCAACAATTATAAAAAAAAATGAACAACAATTTAAAAATATGTTTTAATATATATACAACAAATGAGCCAGGACGAATCATCTAAACAAGAAAATATCTCAGACTTTGACTTTGGTAATCCTGAGTTAAATGATGCATATCGCAAATTAGATGAGGATACAAAAAAAGAATTAGACAAAATAGCAAAAAAAGAATTCCAAATTGAAGTTTTGCAAAAAATAATAAATCCTTTTATTCAAGAAGTGTATGAAAAACTAAGTGAAAAGGACAAAGCAAAAGTAGATAATATGAAGCTTCGCGAAAAATATAGAATACTGGGGCAATTAGCTAAACAGAGGCAGATGGTGAAAGCTGCACAAGAACAAGAAAAGGTCAAAGAACAAGTGAAAGAGCTGAGGGGAGAAGAAAAGGAAAAAGAACAAGTGAAAGAGCTAGTGAAAGAGCTGAAAGAACAAGAAGAAAAAGAAGACGGGCAAGAACAAGAAGAAGAAGAAGAAGAAGAAGAACAACAACAAAAACAAGAGCAAAAGCAAAGAGAAGAAAGGCGAGGAAACGTCACAGACGAGCAACGTTTCAATAATATAGTACGTCAATTTTGGGTCGCAAGACCGTTTGATCCAAAATTCAATCTTGTTCCAGAGTTAGAGGTAAAGTTCGGAACAAGAGGAATAAAAACATTGAATAAAAATGACTACGACAATGTTGTCAAAAAATTGAAATCATCCGGTTTTTACACGTTAAATGCTGCAGGTGAAAGTATGCTTAGAATAAATTCCGAATTTAATAGAGGTGAATTTCGAGTTTCCAATATCAGAACTGAAATCAGAGGACTACATAATATTCAACAATATTGCAAAAATAACGATATCAAGGAAATCATGAAGAACGATTTTTCGAGCGTTTCTTTTCTAAGCAAAAAGCCTGTTATAGTAAATGGAAGCAAAGTTTTCCCAGAAAATTTCGATAAATTTAATTTTAGAATTTCGTACATGAATGAAGAAGAAGTAAAAACAGGAGTAAAACAATCGATCATTGAAAAATGGAAAGATTCTAAAAAAGAATTTCGTTTTATCAATCGTGTTCAATTTGCGAATAAAGAACTCCCTTTTAAAATAGACATTAGTATTGTGAAGTTTGGAAAAAGAAGTGTGGATAAATATGGAAGAGCGAACAAAGGCGCTATTATTCCGGTATATACAACGGAAGAATCCCGAGTCTTTGAAAACGAGGAGATATACGAAATTGAAATCGAAGTTGATAATAAGGCATTGGGAAAAGCTCCTTTTAACAATCCCGACTCTATAGCAAATGGTCTTCGAAGCATCATAAAAATTGTTTTGTCTGGCCTACAAGGGACCAATTTCCCAATTTCGTATCCTGAACAAAGCGATGTATTGCTTGATTACATGAAACTCATTTGGGGAAAGGACTATGATGAAAGAAAACGCGTGGAAAATCGTAATTTCATCGGTCCTAGCTCCATTACCCTGCAAATGGTGAATATTGCGGCAAACGACAGCAATTCTACTCAACCCAATGTGCGTAAGGATTTTGTTGTCACGGATAAAGCAGACGGACAACGGCATTTAATGTATATCAATGCACAAGGTAAAATTTATTTAATCAACATGAACATGGTTGTGGTTTTTACAGGCGCAAAGTCATTGAATGAAGAATGTTTCAATAGTCTTTTGGACGGGGAACTCATTCTTCACAACAAAGTAGGAGAGTTTATCAATTTGTTTGCCGTGTTTGATATTTATTATATGAAAAAAGAAGACATTCGGCATTTGCGGTTTCTTCTTTTACCGGATGAGCTAGATTTGACAAAATCGCGGTATGATCGTCTGAAATTTGTTGTGCGTAATTTGAAAGCGGTTTCTATTTTAGATGAAGGAAAAAAACAAGTTGCGTCGGCAAAAGAACTGCTTAAAAAGTTTGTATCCTCGGATAAAATTATGTGCCCTATTCGAATTGTTGCAAAGGAGTTCTTCCCTACTTCTGGAAACAAAGACTCCATATTTAGTGCATGCAACTTTATTTTGACAAAGTTTAAAGAGGGTCGTTTTGAATATGAAACGGACGGATTAATCTTTACCCATGCATACTACGGGGTAGGATCAGAAAAAATAGACGAAGCAGGTCCCAAAACAAAAATCACTTGGAGACAATCCTTCAAATGGAAGCCTCCAAAATACAATACGATTGACTTTTTGGTCACCACTGTAAAAGGGCAAAATGGCGAAGATTTGGTGAATACAATTTTCGAAGATGGCACGAACACTAGTTTGCCTGCTCAACTTACCGAATACAAAACAATCGAATTAAGATGCGGTTTCAATTCTAAGAACGACGGTTATATCAATCCATGCCAAGACATTATTGATGACAAATTGCCCGAGTTTAAACAACGGTTCGAAGACAAAAAAGAGAATGATTATTTACCCACTCGGTTTTATCCTACCGAACCGTATGATCCGGAAGCTGGCTTATGCAAAATCATATTGCGGAAAGATGGATCTGGTTCTAGTCAGATGTTTAGCGAAGAGAACGAAGTGTTTCAGACCAATACTATCGTGGAGTTTAGCTATGACTTGACAAGACAAAAAGGAGAACGGTGGGTTCCTTTAAGGGTGCGTTACGATAAGACCTCTGAATTGAGAAAAGGGGAAAAACAATACGGAAATTCTTATAAAACTGCCAATGAAAATTGGAAATCGATTCACAACCCAATAACAGAGGAAATGTTGTGCTCGGGATCGAATATTCCAGATGTACTGGTAAGCGAGGATATTTATTATAACAAACCTGCGGGAGAATTGATGACGGAAGCGATGAAAAATTTCCACAATTTGTATGTGAAAAAGAAGCTTATTTTATCTGTATCTAAACACGGAGACACACTCATTGATTATGCATGTGGTAAAGCAGGTGATTTACCGAAATGGATTGCAGCAAAATTGTCTTTTGTATTTGGTCTCGATTATTCTAAAGAAAATTTGGAAAATAGAATTGACGGTTCGTGTGCTCGATATTTGAATTCGAGAAAAGTCAATAAAATAATGCCGCATGCACTTTTTGTCCATGGAAACAGTGCGTACAATATTAAAAAAGGTGATGCATTGTTAAGTGACCGAGCCAAACAAATCACTTCCGCGGTTTTTGGACTAGGTTCCAAAGATCCCGAAAAAATAGGCAAAGGGGTTGCAAGACAGTATGGAGTGGGGGAAGAAGGATTCAGCATTTCTTCCTGTCAATTTGCGGTTCATTACTTTTTAGAAAATCCAGATACGTTGAAAGGCTTTGTAAAAAATATTGCCGAATGTACAAAACTAAATGGATACTTTATTGGCACGGCATACGATGGAAAATTGATATTTAACATGTTGAAAAAAATAAAAACAAATGAGAGTGTGAAGATTGAAGAAAATGGGAAAAAAATATGGGAGATTACAAAACGATATGGTGGAGATAAATTTGAGGATGATTCCAGTTCAATTGGATACAAGATTGAAGTGTTTCAAGAGTCTATCAATCAACAAATTCCTGAATATTTGATTAATTTTGACTACTTTGATCGGGTCATGGATGCGTATGGGTTTAAAATTGTGAATAGAGAAGAAGCGATTGAAATGGGTTTGCCTGAGGGATCAGGACTATTCAGCGAGCTATTTGCAAACATGTTGGAAGAAATCAAGAAAAATAAATTCAAGGAAAAGGATTATGGCGAAGCTACGCAAATGAATGCCTTTGAGAAAAAGATTTCCTTCTTGAATCGATATTTTGTTTATAAAAAGATAATGGAAGTAAATAGTGAAAAGGTAGAGATTGAACTTGTGGAATATGATGAAACGGATGCTTTGAGAAATGGCAAAGAAAGTGCTCATGCGGAAGAAGTTGCAGAAGAAGAACAAAAACAATTCAAAACAAAATCAAAGGTTCGAGTGTTGAAAAAGAAATTATTGTTGGTTCCTGCAACAGAGGCTCTAGATGATCAACCTCTTATAGCTAGAAGTGAAGAAAAAGAAAAAGAAGAACAAGGACTACAACAACAAGAAAAACAAGAAGAAAAAGAAAAAGAAAAAGAAAAAGAAAAAAAGACAAAAAAACCAAGAACTACTAAACCGAAAAAGCAAGTTCAATTAATTATTGAAGAAGATGTTGAGCCGTAGCTTTATAAAGATGTTGTAGCCCAACCGACTTAAAAATTATATTATTATATTATTATTCTTTTATTATGAGTTATTTTTTATTACCCAAAAACAATAATAATATACAAGTAGATGTATCCTTTTCTTCTGAACCAAACACTGCGATATCAAGCATAACTATTAATACGTTGCATTATTATTCCGTATTACAACAATCAATTCAACATATCATCAATTCAGAGACTTCAATCCAATTATCTGGTACTACCTATTGGGACATCATGAATGTATATTATCCATATGAATACATATACAAGGCTTTTCCTGGTTCTCATTTGCCGATAAGTAAATTAAAATCAAAGACAATATTGTTGTATGATTTAATAGAAATAAATAATTTATTGGATTTATTTGGATCATTTAAAAACCAAAAATTGAATATATTGAACATTGGCATTCACTTTGAAGATTTTAATTGTTATTCTGAAATATTGAGTGAAACAAATGAACATGAATTCACATCGTTTTCTTCACTCGACCTAGACAAAACAAATGAAATAACCGGAAAAATGTTTAATTTTATTTTTTTTGAAGACGAAGCAACAAATAACAGCAAAGTAGAATCTCATTTTCAAAATATCATTAAAATATTATTTACTGTATTAAAAACACTGGATGTAGGAGGTCACTGTTTAATAAAAATAAACAACGTCTTTTACAAACCCTTAATAGAAATGTTGTATTTGTTTTCATCCTTGTTTGAAAAAGTATATATAATTAAACCGACTAGTAGCAATGCAGCGACTTTTGAAAAATACATATTTTGCAAATGTTTTTCATCGCATCTTTTTCACTATGATATTCAGATAGATAATAATAATAATAACAATAATGATAATAATAAAAATAAATCACTTTATTCAATTATTAATAAAGAAATACCTTGTTACTTTTTGAATAAAATACAGGATTCAAATTCAGTTTTAGTGCAACAACAATTAGATGCAATGGAACAAATTATTAATATTTTTAAGACAAAAAATTTAGAAGACAAACTGGAAGCGTTAAAAAAAATAAATATACAAAAATCATGCGCTTGGTGTGAAAAGTATAAAGTTCCATACAACAAATTAAATGAGAAAATCAATATTTTTTTGCCTCTTTCAAAAGAAACCAAGACATGTGAGTTAAAGGAAGAAGAAACGCATGAAATTTAAGAAACGCATGAAATTTAAGAAACGCATGAAATTTAAGAAACGCATGAAATTTAAGAAACGCATGAAATTTAAGAAACGCATGAAATTTAAGAAACGCATGCAAAATTAATAAGGTTTTGCTTGATCTGTATTATTAGTATATGTCCTTGGTGACTGAGTGAAGTGATTTGTGTTAAATACAGTGCTGATATAATCTCGGTAAGGACTCGGTTGGGAAACCATAAAACTATATCTTTTATTTCTTCTGTAACTGCATGCTTTTTTGTTTTGGAATGGGAAAATTGGTGGATTCTGACAGTTCGTATTGGCTTTGTTTTTAAGAAGATTCAATTGATTAGGAATAATATCTCCAGCATACAATTGATTTGCCGTAACCAACTGACCACCTAAATTATTGTAGTTATTAATCGAAGCCGCATTTGTCGAAATAGTATCCACGTTCAATTTCAACATTCTTGTGCTGCTAGAAACAGCGCCTTGTTTTGCAAACTGATAATTGTTTGGTTTATAAACCGTAAGTTTGCAGCCATTGGGATTGGACACTCCTGCAAACGGCACACCCCAATAAGGGTTGTTGATAAATATTTCTAATTCTTCCAATGCACGCAATCTTTCGCTTTCTGTAAAATTCCCAAAATATTGCACTAGTGTATCAAAATTGTATTTTTCAGTAGTAGTAGTATATTGCGCAATTTGTTCTTGTGTAATGAATCCTTTTTTGAGTAATATATCTAGAAATTTGGCGATTAATGCATTTTCGGTTGCGTCAAACACATCGACATTTGGATAACAATTCGCCACATAGGTATTAAACAAAGCCAGAGGACTTCCTGGCTTGGCTTGTTGTAGTTGTGCAGGCGTTATGCCTGCTTCGGCAAGGGCGGCAGCCCGGCTTGCTTGCAATGGCTGTGCAAAATTAAATACTTTTTGATCATATGTTTGGCAACGATTTTTCAAATATTCGCTGTGCGTAGGAAAGTAATTTTGTTTTAAATAACTATTGGCATAGATGACTCTTCTCAAAGCTTTGCGTTCTTCATTGCAACACCAAACAGGATTTTGCGTTTGAGGGATGGGGTTTTCTTCAACATAAGTGTTGTTAGGATAATAAGAGGCAACCACTCCTACACCTTCGCATGTTTTGCAATCGATATTTGATTGATTACTTTCATTTATTTCTTTTGGCACATTCTGTTTGACAATAAAAGCACCGGGTTTGTCCATCATATCATTCAAGAGACCGCTGCCTCCAAATCCTCCACCCAAGGATTGACCTGTACTGGATTTGACTATGCGGTTCATGTTGTAATTAATAAGTTCCACCTCGTGATATTGATCCGGATCGTCTGGATTAGGAACCGTGACAGTAATAGGAATATTGGGCACAACACGCCCCTTTCTAAAATGTTTGATAGGGCGTGGCAAAAAAATTCTTGTGTGAGGATAAGTGCGCGATGGAAAAGAACCAGATAAAAATACATTTCCCGAATCGTTGTTGGTTAAAGGACGGATGTGACTGGGAGCGATACCTACCGGATTACTCAAAACGCCCGTTCCCTTCCAAGTTTCATATTGTTTGTTGTAGTAGGTGCTTTTATGATTGTATCCTGAAGCAGGCATTGCGCCTCTCATTCCTTGTGGATAAAGAGCAGTTGACATTTTATACTATATTATTAGGAAAGAAAAGAAAAGATGGAAGGAAAGGAAAAAAGGAAAAAAGATTGTCTGCAAAAATAAAAGTATTTGTATATATTAATGCCGATTGTTATTTATACACTTATTTTGTTTTTTACATTATTGATTGTTTCTCAAATATTTTTAGCTACGTTTCATAGTTCAGTTATAGAAGGTCTTGAAAACGGTTTTCAATCATTTAGCGACCCCGCTAATGCTGCTAGTAATGCTTTTGCATCACTCCAGCAAAAAGCTTCTACAGGAGCCCAACAAGTTACTCAATCATTTAGCGACCCCGCGAATGCTGCTAGTAATGCTTTTGCATCACTCCAGCAAAAAGCTTCTACAGGAGCCCAACAAGTTACTCAATCATTTAGCGACCCCGCTAATGCTGCTAGTAATGCTTTTGCATCACTCCAGCAAAAAGCTTCTACAGGATCTCAGCAAATTGAAAACGGTTTTCAACCATATGACCCCAATAATGCTTCTATCTTAGCCCAGCAAAATGCAGGGAACATTGAAGTATTGAAGCAACAAATAGATAGTTTAAATTCATTGAACAATGAAGTGCAAGACATTAGTGGGAATGTAGCTAAACTGCAATCACAAGTGACTCAACTAATCGGTGCCCAGCAACAGTATGTTCAACAAGTGACGCCTTCTACGACTCCGACTATTACTGGAGCAACGACATAAACATAAACATAAATAAACTGAAAAAATATACTTTTACAGAGAGAAAGAGAAAAAGAGAAAAAGAGTGAAACCAATAAAAAAATATTTGCATAAAGTAACAAGTGGATGAGTATTATTAGCGATGCGGAAAATATATTTCAAGAAGTATTAACAGATGTAAATAATGTTGAGACAGAATTACTCGGCCCCGCATATCCCTATTATCAAAATATCAATTCGCCTTCCCAAATTGGCATGAGTTCGGATGGAAATTTATCCACCTTAGCCAAAGACATTGAAGGATTGGTCGCGTATGTCGAATTGTTGGTCTCCGGAAGTGGTGCCGCATCCGCTACAGGACAGCCTCTAGGAAATAAGTTTTTCTTAAAAACTGGAGCGAAATGTGTAAATACAGCAACGAATCAGCAAGTGGATCGATACATTTATGTCAATAATGTGCCAAATGGGAATATTCCTTTTATTTCCTCAGCATTGGGAACGGACTTTACCCAATTTAGGGGATTAATCCCGGGTGCAGTGGGTGACTTGAAAGTGTTAAATCCTTACACGATCATGCAATCTTTTCTCTCTGGTTCTACCCCTCCATGTCAAGAAGTGCAACTGGAAGTGGTTGATAATAGCAACAATTCAATGTATCAATCAAATTTTGTTACTTTAGTGGATCTGCAAAATATGGATCCTTGTAGTTTTCCAGGAGGCGTAAATAATTATGGATCGAATCAATCTTCGCCAAAAACATGTCAGCAAGCTTTTACCAACCGTCAGCAAGCTTTTACCAACCGTCCCGAAAAAAAGAAAAAGAAGCATTCGAAAGCCGTTCTTTTGCCAAAAGATAGTTTAGCTCAAGTCTATTTGATAAGTTTGACGGCGTTAGGATTATATATCATATATCGTTTGATGAAAAAATCAAAATAAGCAGATTCATTATAGATGCATTAAATACTATAATTATAATGTGTATAATATTTAATCATGAAAAAAATCAATATCTATCATTTGATAGAACAAAATGAAATTCAAAAAAAAATAATAGAAGATTTAATTCTGAAAATACTTTTGTTGGAAGAAAAAATAGAAATTGTGAAAAATAGTGAGCGTTGTGTGGATATGTGCAAAACATGCGGGAAACTATTTTTATTTACCGATTCATCGGATTGTTGTATAAAACATGATTCTTAACGTCTGCGATGGGTTCGTCTATGTCTTCTTCGACCCCCGACATAAGAGGCTTGTGCAGTGCGTTCGCTAAAAGGAGACGCGTTTGATGCTAAATTATTCAAAGGAGTCCAGCCTCGAAAGCCACCCCTTTTTCGCATTCTTCTTTTTCCTCCATACAAGGGTGGTGGCATTTGTCTATTCGTGTTCATTGGCATTCCAATATTCATGTTTGGTGGCACAGGCGACGGTTCATCTTCTTTTTCTTCAGTTCCCGGCACAGTCCAACCAAAAAGCGAAAACCCACCACGTTTGTTTCGCATTGTTTTGTTTTTGTTATATTTTTTGTGCATTGAATATACTATATTATAGTATAATACTATAAAAATATTGTAAAGAATTATTACTTTTTACAATATTGTGAAAAACTATTTGTTTAACGGCGTCTAGACATTTTGCCCATACAGCGCATCATCATTTTCTTAGACATTGATTTACCCATCTGACGCATCATCATCTTTTTAGTCATTTTTTTGCCCATTTCACGCATCATCATTTTTTTGGACATCATCTTTTTGGACATCATTCCACCCATCATTTTTGGCATCATGCCACCGCGTCTTGACATGCGATGACGACGTCTTCTTCCACCCATTTTAGTCATTGAAGACATTGAAGATCCGCTAGAATTAGTATTCATGATTATAATATACAACAATAAAAAAATTTTTTTAAAATTTTTTTTAAATAAAAATATTATAGATTTTTTTGACAAAATGTCTATAAAAATAAAAACTCCCTAAAGATCCTACTATTTCAAGAATGATATATTGTATTCATTATATTTTTTGCATTTTCCTAATACATAAAAAGAAATGGCTACAACTGAGTTAAACGCCCCTACTACTAAACAATGAACGACCTCCGTATCTAAAAAGACATTTTTCCTAAATATTTATATAAAATCATTTTTATACAAATAAATTCATAATAATTTGTTAAAATTCAAAATTGCAACCAATCTAATAAAAATTAATTCCAAATTAAACCAGTTCCTCTTTTATTAATCATATACGGGCCAAAAGAAGAATCTCTAAACACTTGGAGAGCGTAATTTGCTCCGTATCTTTTTTTCAAAAACGTGTATATACGATTCGCACCTCCAGCACTATTGCTTGTGCCAGAACTGACTAACGCAGCACCTATAATTCTTTCCTGAGGACTTTGAGTCCAGGATTGTCCTTGAGTGACCCTTTGTTGTGGAAACATGTACGGCATTATATATATATTGTCTAAATATTATATTTTAAAAAAGAACCAACTATAAAAACTGTTTAATAATTTTGACGAACAATAGAACCCCATGCACAAATTCTTCCATTCGTTAAACTGGTATTTTGAATAGCTCCTTTTTTAGCAGGCGCTGTGCATCCACCTGAACGCACACGTTTTAAAGTGGTTCGTATTCCACTCGGATAATAATTTTTAGTGCTAATAGGAGCACTATTGGGAAGTCCGACTTTGTAAGCACTTTGTCCAACCGCCCTACTCTTCTTAATATTGTTGTACATGGAACAAGGAATCGGATCAATATAATTCAAATAGCCCGAAGTAGCATGCCGTCTCTCTGCAGAAAAATTATAAGTAGAGTTTTGTCTTACTGTTGCTAATGTTCTCTCTCTTTGAATAGCGGCCGATTGGGCAGATTGGGCGGTTCTTAAGTATTGTTGTCGTCGATTTATACTCATATCGGAATACACTGGCTCCTGAGAAGGGAAGAACTGAGGTGGTGTGGGACGAATACCTACGAGTGTTCCGTAACTGTGGTAAGGAATGATTCCTGGGTACTGATTTGTGCTAAGAGGACCAGTAATAGGGGCATTCACGTAATTGTTGTAAGATACGGATCCAATGTTTGTAGAAACGGCATATGGTGTAGTCATTATTATTACTATAACATACTAAAATAATATATTTTTACAAGCGTGTTATATATTATCGGGTTCTTCTTATTACCGTTTTCTTCTTCTTATTATCGTTTTCTTCTTATTTGTTTTTTTGTGGTTATATTGGTTTCTTCTCTTAATTGTTTTTTTTCTTCTTGTTCCACCTCTAAGTCTCCGCCCTTGCTCATTGTAATCATTGTGCTGCAAAAATGCTGTCATAAGAGCTCTGTCTTGGTCTGTTAATTCATGGCGAACTAATGTTCGTTGTCCATTGCTATGTCTATATATGTCCAAAATGTGTTGCAAATCATAGTCTTGACCATCCGACAATCGAATGGTTGCGGATTGGGATGACTGCGACTCCAATCTTGCAGGATTCATTCTTCTTTTAACAGGTCGCAACTGCGCAAAATCAGGAACGTTTTCGCCCCGTAATCTTGGTGATCTTCTTTGAATATTTTGTTGTCCTTGTTCTTGTTCTTGTTCTTGTTCTTGTTCTTCATCCATTACAAAATCACGAAAAAAATCATCCATGGTTGGCCAACGCCCCTGAAAATATCTTTTCATTATCGTTAAATTTCGTTTGATTCTATATGCAATTGGATTAACTTCTTCCAAATGTTCAGTGTTTGTTAAATCATGAATTTGTTCTGGAGACAATTCCGAAACAACGTTCAATGTCTCTCGAAAAATCTCTACAACTTCATGCCATCTTTCTGGTTCTTCGTCCTCTTCTTGTCTCAAGACATCTATAAATGCATCTTTACTCTTTGCCGCCAACTCCGCAAAGTATGCCAATGGTAATTGTTCAAACGTAGTATAACCCGCAATGTGAGCCATATATTATTTATATTATTGCGATAATATAAATAATCTATAATACTTTCTCGATATTCCTCAACACTTCTTAATATAATTCGGATTGTTACAAAATAAACACATTTGATAAATCACTCCCGGTTTCGGAAAAATTGTATTATTGTGTTTGCATTTGCTACACTTAAAGATTGTGTTAAGCATACATATTTTGGAATTGTTAAACTCTGTCTTTTGATACAGATTCTGTCTTCGCTGGCTTTCGTTCATTTGTTAGTAGAGAGAAAGAAAAGAAAAAGAAAAAAAGGAAAAGAAGCAAAAGGAAAAAAGGATGAGAACCCAATAATTTTAATATCTGCGACTATGACGCAAAGGTGTTTGACTCGCGTTCGAAGCATCGCCACCATAAGTGAGCGCGTTGTAATTTTTCACCATCGCCCGTTGTTTCAAATAAGTGGTGTAATCCGAACTATCATACACATATCGCACATTGCATGTAGCAGAAGGAACTGTTTTGTTCATTTGCAAACTATTGTAAAAGGCTGAAGGTGTGCAGCTCTTGCTAGTAGAACCAAAACGATGTTTCAAGCCAAACAACCCGGGACGGTATTGAAACGATTGGCAAGGTCCGCCGCAAGAATAGTTCTCTCTTCCTAAAAGATCTCCGGCATTGTTCACCGCGCGAAACGGACCCGTAATACTTCGTTTGATTTTAAGTGGTTTGATTTGACTAGGATAGGTAGTGTTCCAAGCATTCTTCAATGTATAACGGATTTGCTCAAAATCGGGATAATCTTTATCTACCTTTTCAATAGGTGTAGCCATGTAACCATTGATTGCGCCACCACTACTTTTAGGGTTTCTCACAAATATATTAAAGGCTGAAAAACTGCCATTGATCGCACTTGTGTAACCAACCGATGTCATTTATATAATATATCACAGTAAAAAAGTTTTTACTTTTGCAACCTTTCTAAAGAATAAATAATAACCAATAAATAATAAATAATCTGTATATAGTATAAAAATGATTACATATTTATTCACGGCGATTGTTTTCGTACTTTTAGACGGAATTTATTTGAGCCTCTTTAAAAACTATTTTAATCAACAAGTGAAAGATGTGCAAGGTAGTCCTATTCAATTCAACTTTATGGCGGCAGCCATTACGTACATCTTTTTAATCTACGGCTTAAATTATTTTATTATTCAAAAAAGGAGAAGCGTTGCAGATGCAGCAACGTTGGGATTTGTCATTTACGGTGTCTACGAATTTACCACCCTGACTCTTCTAAAGAACTGGCATATTCTAACTGTCATTATGGATACGACATGGGGAGCTGTTTTGTTTGGACTCACGACTGCGATTATCTATAAATTAAAAGATTTATTCAAAATGTAAATTGTTTCTTTTTTATTTTTTCTAACTGAGCAACAATCTTGGCGCTACGTTCATCGTGTTCAACTCTTGGAACAGTAGCTTACACGCATACGGTATTTCCACGTAGGCAAAGTCTGTCCGATTGTCACACGTCTTGCAGTGATGAATATGAATTTTATCATTATACGAAGCGATAAGTCCGCATTTCTTGCAGACATGCACTGAATATTTGTCAGATACATCGTACATTCTTTCCCTTGTAAATCTGGAGGCACCGTGCGAAATCATGCAATTGTGTGCTACGATTCCATTCGCCAGGAAGGAGTGTGTGTCTTCGACTTCAATGTCATACACATCATGCTCTCCTGCAGGACGAATGTCAATCACTTTCAAATCCATTGTGGGGAGACCTTCGCACACTCTTTGCACGCCGTAACAGGATGCTTCGCCGCATTCTTGTTCATGTTCTTCTTGTTCTTGTTCTAGTTCTAGTTCTTCTTCTTCTTCTTCTACTTCTTCTTTTTTCAACTCGGCATCATTCAAGAACCAATCCAGTGCTCCAATTTCTTTCAAATATTCTTCTGCAGTGGGGAAAGATTTGCTCGTGAATTTGCCAAACTTGGTTCCTTTTACCAAATGGTCGGTAATATCATGTGTGCTGGGAATGGCATAGACATGCACGAGCGGCTCTATCTTTTCCAACTCTTGCACTGCTTGCTCTATGGCTCCTTTGGTGTGCACAATTTTGGTCGGATTTTCTTTCTTGATTTCGCTAAAGTGGGTCAGTTCATCCACCTTGGCTACGAGCCAGTTGTGTTGTCTGGTGACTTCGTTTCGTAATCGTTTATAAGAAACCGCTGCTTCCAGCCTCTGCGATTTATGGCAGCAATAGCGGAAACCGATTTTATCGTGGAAAGGAATGAGCTCTTCCATATCGAGATGGAGTGTGAGTTGGAAGCTTTTAGAACTGCTAGGTTTTGTAAATTTGTTTTTAGAATAAGTAGTTTCTTTGAAATTTTGAAGAGTTATTTTATGAATATCGAATCTCGCAAAGAGTTTCTTGATGTCTTCAAACATTTGAGTTAAAGAATCGAGATGCTCGCTTCTTTTAGTTCTAGAAAACGAAACAGATGAAAGTATATCTCTTTTACCGCGATGCATTCCGAGAACGCAAGTATGTCCATCGCCACCAAATAATCCACCCAAAAACTCGCGCACAATGGGCAATGGACAGTCTGGTTTTAAAATAAATGCAGGTAATTTAGCTGGTTGTTTTATTTTAGTCCCAACTGTAATTCCTTTCAATTGCATAATATTATAAAGGAAATCAGACGGAATTGTAACAGAATAATAATTTTTAGATTTGAATTTATTTTGAGTAATCATGCCAAACATTTCTAAATCATCAATAAGTTGGTTTACATCAATCATGTGACCTAAATTAATAACACCTTTGTATGATTTTGTGTTGTTGATGTAATATATTCCGCCGTCCGCACACAAATAACCAATAATGCGGGCAAACGCCAAAGCCTCAAAATAGGAATTGGTGTCATTTACTTTTAGTAACATCGTGCCAACACTCAATTTCCATGACGCGCACAGTTCCATTTCTTCTTTCACTTTAATTAATGGATAAGTCAGACCAGTTTTTATTCTTGTTTCATTTAATACAAATTTACTGATTTCAGTCCATGAATTTTCACTTGTCAGCATTTTGTGATTGGCTGTAAATGTAATTTTTCTTCCATCTTGAAATGTTACATCCACACATTCTCTTTTACCTTTGCACATAAATCCTGTCTGTCTAGAATGAATTAGAGTATTGGATTTTTCATCAAATCCCATCACTTCGTAGTTGCCATTTTCCATGGTTCCTAGTTCTACACTTAGGCCACAATTTAAGAGAATTGGAGAGGCATACCATGCACAATCTCTTTCCATTTCTCCAAACCTTAACCCTCCATCTCTCGAGCGCCCCTCCGCCGGCTGCCTGGTTAAATTCACCATCGGTCCAATAGAACGGCTGTGCGACTTATCGTTGACCATGTGCTTCAATCGCTGGTAAAAGACGGGTCCCAGGAATACACTGCACTCATGCTGTTCACCAGTGAGCCCGTTATACATCAATTCTTCGCCGTGGGCTTGGTACCCAACTCGCAAAAGCTCGGCGGCAATGTCCTTGACATCAAACTGTCCAAAAGAAGTGCCATCGCCGAAAAGTCCAAGCTCCACCAAGACTTTTCCAAGGAGTGTTTCTTTCAACTGCCCGATGGTCATACGAGACGGGATCGCATGAGGGTTAATAATAATATCCGGCTTTACGCCCGCACTGGTGAAAGGCATATCACACTCTGGAATAATGTTGCCGACAGTACCTTTCTGACCATGTCTCGAGCTGAATTTATCACCAATAACTGGCTTTCTTGTAGCACGGATGCGGACCTTGGCGAAATTATAACCTTCGCCGTTTCGGTCGATATAATTTTTATCCACATAGGTTTCCTCTACGGTGCGGTAAATCTTACTCTGATCCTCAAACTTGATGACTTTTGTCGGATCATTTCGGTTTTCTTTGATAGGCGTCATTTTTGAAATGATAATGTCGCGATTTTCTACCAACGTATTTTCCGGAATAACACCCTTAGAATTTACTTTGCCATAATTGCCAAACTTCATCCCTTTTGTCTTGGTCGGATCCGGCTTGCAACGGATTTCCTCGTCACCATTGATCTTCTGCTTGTCCTCATCCTTTTCCGTGTGATATACCGTCACCAGTGCTAAGCCACGGTCAATAGATCCCTGGTTGATAAGCAGCGAATCTTCCTGATTGTAACCCGTGTGTGTCATAATGGCTACAATCACATTCATACCAGAAGGAATTTTATTGAGTTGAATCATGTTCATGATGCGTGTATCAACTAGAGGACGCATCGGATAATTCAAGACATACGCTGTCTTGTCCATGCGGTTTTCGTAATTTGTAGCATATACACCCATAGCTTGTTTGCACTGCGCACACTGGTAGGTGTTTCTTGGTGATTGGTTGTGCTCGGGGAAAGGAATGCATGAAGCTAAGACACCGAAAATAGTGCTGGGATGGATTTCACAGTGGGTGTATTTCTGCAGTTTATTCGATGGATTCACTATATCGCGAGGAACAGTGGCAATCATAGACCAACTCTGTTCCTCAGGATCAATGTATTCTAGAACGGATTCCTCTAAACGACTACCATTTAACAAATGATCCCATGTCAAATCATCCGATTTCAACCGCTGAATAATCGATGGCGTAATCAAAATGTTATTGTTTTTTACGCGCAACAAAGGTCTGGTGAGTCTTCCACTGTCATTGAAGACGCGAATCTCGTTCATTTTGTAATCAAACACCACTGCGGTGTAAATATTGATGATTCCTTTGCATTTTTTATCTTTGACCATTGCATACAACTCTTGCGGATCTGTTGTCACACCAACCCAAGAACCGTTGATAAACACTTTTGTATTTTCGTATAATTCCAATGGTGAAATGCTATTGTCAACAGGAAGAACGTGCGGCATAATGTACTCGTGCAGAGACATAGGGTTAGAATGAATGGTAATGTGCGCCATGTAACTCAGGTTTTTCACCACACCAACAGATTGACCCTCAGGAGTTTCGGCGACGCAAATATACCCCCATGACGTATTATGCAGCTTGCGCGGAGGAATGAGCTTGCCGCTTTTGTCCGTAGGCGTAGAAATTCTCCGCGCATGGCTCAAACTGGAGACATAGGTCAAACGGTTCAGCACCTGGGCTACACCTACCTTGTTGGTATTGGTGTGCTTGATGCCAAAGTCTCCAGTGGACAATGCGCGTTTGATTCCGTTTTCAATCGTAGTAGATTTGATGATTTTGTAAATATTCGTCAAATTGATAATGTTTTCGTAATCATCTTTGGATCTCCAAGAACCCGTATTGATCTCGCGAATCACCTGCTTTTCCATGTCTTTCACCAACTTATTGAAATAATTACGAAACAGATTATTGAGAAGGGCACCCGTTAAATCGATCCGCTTGTTCAAAAACGAATCGCGATCATCCGGTTTCACAATTTCAAACGACGCCATCAATAGTCTGTAAGTCATGTATCCTAGAAAGTAAATCTTCTGGTCTTTGGTCTGGCAATGCGGGAACAAGTCGTTGTTCAAAACCTCCGTTGCAAATTCTTGCTTTTTTCTTGCTCCCGTTTCCTTGTCCATGTTCATGGGAGTGTACATCACTTGACCGGTGATACACCTGATGCATTCCTCTTGTGTAAGGTGTTTGTTCGCGTCAATAATCGATGCTTGCAAAGCCTCCAACATTTCTTTGTTCTTTTTATCTTCAATGTTTAACAAGACCTTTTCACATATTTCCTTGTCGGAAATGATTCCGAGAGCTCGGAACACGATGAAAAGAGGAACCGGGCTTTTCACGCGCGGAATTTGTACTAGAATAGGATTGCCGAACCCATTGTTCTTGGAACTCAACATCACATTGATTTGCTTGGGAGAAATGCATTTGAAGTCCGGGACAGACTTGATTTCTGCTGACCAAGTGAATTTTGTGTTGTTTTTGGAAACATTGAAACAATACACACGATTTTCTGCAGCACGTTCTTGTCCAAGCACCGTTTTTTCCGATCCGTTTATAATGAAATAGCCGCCCGCATCAAATTTACACTCACCTGTTTGCGTATTTTCGAAATGTTTATACTGGCTTAGCACGCAAATGTTGGATTTCAACATAATGGGCATTTTGCCGATGTGAATATTGGGTAGTGTTTTGTAAAAAGTCTGTGCATTTTCTAACTCTTTGCCATTGCGAACAATGTATTTGATATTCATGTCGACAGTCATGGCGGAAGCATACGTGAAATTGCGCAATCTTGCTTCTTGAGGAAACATTAATTTAATTGCTCCATTGTTTTCGTGAATTTGAGGACGGTAAATATGAAAATTTTCAAAGGTAATAATAATTTCCAACGAATACTTTTTAGAATTGGGATCATAATCCTGTTCCGATACTATACGAACAGGATTGAACATTTCTATCGTTTTAATAATTTGGTATCCAACAAAATTATTATACGATTCCAACTGATGTCTTACTAGGCGCTCTAAATGCTGTCCTTTAAAATAAGACTCGATAATGTCAAAAGGGGTTTCAATATATTGATCGTTTTCAATGTCAAACGAATCAGTTGCATTAGCATTTGCATTAGCATTTGCATTAGCATTAGCATTTGCATTTGCATTAGTAGTAATAGTAGTCGCTGGTTTGGAAGCCATTGTGCAAGTGATTAGATTTGACATGAGAGATAGGTTTATAATACATTTCAATTTATTTTTAAATTGTTTTAACAATGATTATATTGGAAAAATATTGAAATATTATATATACAAATGAATATTTTTTTTAAAATATTTCAATAAAATAATTTTCGGTGTTGTTGCGGTTATGTTTGTAATAATATATTTATCAGCAAAATCAAGAGCACATTCTACATTCGATAGATTTATAGATAAAATGGACATTATTATTGGAATATTTCTCGCAATAGGAGTAATTTTAACAGCTAAAATATTTCAAACTACTTTAGAACAAAGTGATGAAGACACTACATTAAAAATTATAGACAGAGGATGGATAAGTGTAAATAGAGAATTATTTAAACAATACAAATATTGCCCTAACTTTGCAAATAGTTTATACTATGATTGGCAAAAAGATATTTTTAGCAACGCACAATTACATTCAAATTATTCGAATGAAGATGACTGGTATGCTGTAAATTACTTGTCAATGTTAATATTCCAAACGACGGAAGATTTTTTAACAACCAGCACTTTTGACGAAACTGGACATTATGTATGGTTTTCCAATTTTTTGCAATGGTATAAATCTCCTATATTGCAAAATATGTGGGCTGTCCAAAAATCAAATTATGCTGATACTACGAAAGAACTAGTGGATTTAATAATTAAACTGGCTCAGAAATACAATATTCAAAATGAAACAGAATTAACGAGGATAGGAAAACAAATAGAAAAATCAGGAGAGATCAAACAAATATTTTTAAAAAAAAAAGAAAAGGAACATTTGTTAGGAATATGATATGAAAGTAGTAAATTATCTAGGTCTACGCATAACGTTAAAATAATATAAATGATTTCTTCGCTTATTATAAGCAAAAATGTTGTCCAAAAGAAAAAAGAGAAGTTCTTCTCTCTTCAATCCAAAAAGAATAGATGCACATAACAAGTTTTTAATGACATTAGACTCTTATTTTTTAAATTTAGAAAAGAGTGAAAAAATGTTTTTTTGGGAAATAGATAAGACAAATGCGAAAGACAAGACTAATAAGACAAATACGAAAGATCAAACAAAAAAGAAAGACGAACAATGTGAAAAAAGTGAAAAAGATAAAAAGCCTTTTATACAAACTATCAATGATAAAAGTGCTTTCAATATATTTCAAAGTCCTTTTTTTTCAAATGAATACAAATTGTTCGACTCACTTTGTTTGGACATTGAAGTAAATGATCCAAATGCATTTCAAGATATTTTAAAAGATACAGATACTTCTGGTTTTAAACGCATTCCGACTCCTCTTCCAAAATTGTTACTAGATAAAATAGAAAAATTGGAAAAAGTAGAATATAGAAAAGTGACAATTGATTGCGACATTCAAACTTTAGAAGACATTTTGCAACTGATCGACAAATATCCATTGGAACCATATGTAGAGTATAACATTAACTTAAAATCGTTGCACAATGTCAAAGAACATTTGATACAACTGAACAATATGATTGGTCTGAAGCAGCTAAAAAACAACATTGTAGATCAATTGTTGTATTTTTCTCAACATTTCCACAAAAACGAAAATGGGGTTGAATCTGGCGATTTTATGCATACCGTTTTATACGGTTCTCCGGGTTCCGGAAAAACTGAACTTGCAAAAATTATGGGTTCCATCTTCAGCAATCTAGGCATTTTAGAAAAAAATAAATTTCTCAAGGTGACGAGGTCTGATTTGATCGCGGGTTATTTGGGGCAAACTGCATTGAAAACAATGGATGTTGTCAAGGATGCTTTGGGAGGCGTTCTTTTTATTGACGAAGCTTACGCTTTAGGAAACTCGGAAAAAAGAGACAGTTTCTCCAAGGAGTGCATTGACACTTTGTGCGAGGCATTGAGCGACAACAAAGACAACTTGATGGTGATTATTGCTGGGTACGAAGAAGATTTAAAAGAATGTTTTTTCAATTATAACCAAGGGTTGGATTCCCGTTTTACATGGCGATTCAAAATGGATGAATATACGGGCGAAGATTTGTATCATATTTTTGTTAAAAAAATAATAGACATTGGATGGTCTTACTCGTCGAATATTGATGCAAATTGGTTCAAAGAAAAAATGGATTATTTTAAATGTTTCGGCCGTGATATGGAAACCCTTTTGGCAAAAACGAAAATTGCACACAGTCGAAGAGTCTTTGGAAAACCGGGCGAAGAAAAAAGAAATATATTGCTGGTAGATTTGGAAAATGGTTTTAAATCCTATCTTAACAATAGCGATATTCAAAAAAGAAAAGAAAATGAACACTTTAAAAAACAAGTCTATCATTCAATGTATTGTTAGAATAAGAAACCGAAATATAAGAAACCGAAATATAAGAAACCGAAATATAAGAAACCGAAATATAAGAAAGCCAAATTTAGTGTGTTGATTCAACCGAATAGTTTTTGCAATATTATTATATTACTCCAACTATGTTACGCAAAACTATAGATATAAATCCCGCATTGTTTGTTGTAGGAAGTTCCAAAACAAAAAAAAACAGAGAAAAAATAAATAAATTAGTAGCAAAACCTGTAATTTCCCCCAATATTTTAAAAAATAAGCTTTTAAAAAGAATAAAAGAATACAAGAACAAGGAAATTTCCAATTTAGAAAACAATAAAACGCAAGAATCTAGACAAGAGGAATTAAATAAAGAAGCCTATTCAGATGAATTCAATGATTCCTTGCAATTTTTACAGACACTTTCAAAACAACAAAAAATAGATCAAGACAAGGCTAATTATGAACGAATAAAACAACAAAAGAAAGAACAGTTAGAGAGAAAAACGCTTCGTCATTACGAACCTGTTCTGGGGGGTGGTGGTTCCCTAATTGATTCTTCACTCTCTTTGGTAAATGTGGAACTACCGGATGAATTAAAAGAAACAATGCATATTCAACCTCTTGCTCTTTTAGATAAACGTTCTTTAGACCCCGTGCCATATGGGGTATTGAAAGGAGGGTTAAAACCTACGTATCGCACATGGAGCAAAACACAGCGGAATGCGGTTGTAGAAAATCCACAATCTGCGTTAATTATTGAAAACAATGTAATAACCAATACAGATTCTTTTGAAAGAGAGAAAAAATTGCAACAATTGAAAGAAAAAATGAAGCAAAAACAAATGGAAGAACATGATGCACAACAACGTATAATAATGTCGCAAAATTTGATTCAAACCCCGGCAGAAGAATCGACTTCTTCTTTTTTTTCTTCTCCTTCTTCTCCTCCTTTATCATCTTCTTTATCATCTTCTTTATCGTCTTCTTTATCGTCTTCTTTATCGCCTCCTTCTGAATCATCCGATTTGTCTCCTAACGAACCTTTTAAACGCATCACTAAAAAAACCATACGCAGAAAATATACGCTTGGTAAATCGAAACTAAAAAATTCCGTTGCAGTTTTACTGAAAGACCGAAACACCCGAAAAAAAATAATCAGCGCGCAAAAGGACTTGAAAAAGAATTCAATTCAAGATATTAAATCGTATTTAAGAACACATAATTTAATGAAAGCGGGTAGTAGTGCGCCTAATGATGTGATACGCAAAATGTACGAATCGGCAATGCTTACTGGTGAAATTACCAATACAAACGCCGACACCCTCATTCATAATTTTTCAAAAGACGATAGAGAATTGTGATTTTTTTAATATACGTGTTTATTAAGTTAAGAATGGAAACTACCAAAAACAAAATTCCTGAATTTGCTGAATATTTTTTTAAAAAATTAGGCAATTATTTAGATACAAAAATTTATTTTTTCGGAAGTGTTCAGCGGTTAGATTATTTTCCATCATCGAGTGATATTGACGTCGATATTTTTGCCGAAAATGTAAATAGCACGATTGTAAAACTGCAGCATTTTCTTGATGTAAAACGCAGTGATTTTAAAAAATTCGTATATCATTTGCACAAGACAACAAAAATAGTGCATGGATACAAAATAAAATACAAGGATGAAGAAAATAATTTTATTACTGAAATTTCCATTTATAATGAAACCGATAAAATGCGAGTTTTAGAAGAACATTTGTCCAAAACAGAATTGCCTTTTTATATTTCAGCATTGCTTTTTGTTTTAAAAATGTTGTATTACAAACTTCAAATAATGCCAAAATCAGTCTATTTATTTTTTAAAAAAATTATCATGAATTATATGGTAGAAGGAGAAGATAGTGAATTTGTCATTACAGATATACCTGAAGACGAAGACAAAGTAAAAGATGAACACGAAGACAAAACCAAATAAAACAATGTAATAAAAATCTAAGCAAAATAGAATTAAAGAGAGAAATATATACTATATTAATAGTTGATAATATAGTATGGCATTGATAAAAGAGTATTTTGATTTAACCAAAAAATACCAAACCGAATATGGAGAAAAAACCATACTTTTAATGCAAGTAGGATCTTTTTTCGAAGTATATGGATTAAAAAATAAAAAGAATTTATTGATACATGGAAGCAAAATTTCCGCTTTTTCTTCTATATGCGATTTGAATGTAGTGGATAAAAATGCCTCTTTTGCAATCGAAGATCAGGTCTTGATGGCTGGGTTCAAAGACAGCCATTTAGAGCGCTACATTAAAAAGATACAAGAAGCTGGTTACACGTGTGTCGTGTATGTGCAAGACGAAGCAAGCAAAAATACCACACGAAGTCTGGCAGGTATTTTCTCTCCAGGAACCTATTTTTCCAACGATTCGGTTCAACTCACCAACAATGTAGCGTGTGTGTGGATTGACTTGGTTTGTAATACGTTATTCGGCAAGAGCTCTCAAAAAATTGTTGTAGTAGGTGTTGCGAATCTGGATATTTACACCGGAAAAACCAGCATGTTTCAGTATCAAGAATCTTATCTTCATAGTCCCACCACATACGATGGATTAGAGCGATTTATTTCTATTTATTGTCCGAGTGAAACCATTGTGATTTCGAATTTATTAGCCAAAGAAGTCGAAGATGTGCTTCAATTTGCCAATATTACGCGCGGACTTATTCATACTGTTTCTCTCTTGGAGTCTGAAAATGAGATCATTCATCCTTTTGTAAAACGTGCCAACCAATGCGAAAAACAAATTTATCAGAAAGAGATTCTAGAAAAGTTTTATCCTTCGTCCAACGTGGGTGAGCATATTTACGAATTTTATGAAAATCACGTAGCTTACCAAGCGTTTTGTTTTTTGCTTGATTTTGTCTATCAACACAATCCGTATTTGGTAAATAAAATTGCCGAACCGCTCATTGAAAAATGTTCGGATCGTCTTCTTCTAGCCAATCACTCATTAAAACAGCTCAACATGATTGAAGATGACAACGGATACTCCGGAAAATATTCTTCTGTGGTGAAAATGTTGAATGAATGTTTGACGCCTATGGGGAAACGAAAATTTGCTTACCAGTTTTTGCATCCCATTATTGACGGTAATATTTTACAAAAAGAATACGATATAACGGAACATTTGTTGCAAGAGCCCGACTTGAACAATTTTCTAAAAATAAAATTGCCAGAAATAAAAGATATTTCCAAGTGGGAACGACAAGTAATTTTAAAGAAAATTACACCTAGAATGTTTTATCAATTGCATGAGAACTTGATTCACATAAAAGAAATATATGAGAAAGTGGTGCAAGACAAAATGTTGGTTAGATATTTGAGTCAAGAGATAAAACAAGGGATATATACAAAAACAAAGACAAAAAGCGGGGACATTGATATTGGATCTTTTTGCACGGAAATATCCGAATTTATTTCTTTACATTTGGATTTTAACGTGATTTGTCAAATGGATACATCTGAAGCAAATTACATACGCCCTGGCGTAGATGCCGAGCTAGACATTAAAACTAGACAATTACGGGAATCCGAAGCCAAATTGGAATCAATTCGTTCTTTTTTGAACAGTCTCATTGTCGATAAAGGTAAAACAACGGATTTTATCAAAACGAATGAAACCGAAAAAAATCACTTTGCGCTTCTTTGCACAAGTCGTCGTTGCAAATTCTTGGAGGAGGCGTTGCCTTCTGGAACAAAAGAACAGACTCTTGCATTTGACATTGGTGGAACTGAACACACTTTTTCATACACGATTGGCAAAAAAAGATTGGAATATCGCGCACAAACGTCTTCCAATCATAGCATTACGGATGACTACATTTCCCAGTTGTGCAAAACCATTTCTACGAGCAAAGTTTTGTTGAAAGATATGGTTTCACTCGTATTTGCTCGATTTGTAGAATTGTGCGAGAAATTCCAACCTCAACTAGAATCCATTGTGCATTTTATTACTATCGTCGATGTTCTATATGCCAAATGTGCTCTGGCAAAAAAATATAATTATTGCAAGCCGACTATTGTTTCTGGAGAAACTGAACAAAAATCTTTTTTCCGAGCCAAAGGATTGCGGCACTGCCTTATTGAGCAAATTCAAACGAATGAAATGTATGTGGCAAACGATGTGTCTTTAGGAAATGGAGGTGTCGACGGCATATTGCTTTATGGGACAAACGCTGTGGGAAAAACGAGCTTGATCCGCTCTATTGGTATTGCGGTAATCATGGCGCAAGCGGGACTGTTTGTTCCTTGCCAAGAGTTTATTTTCAAACCTTACCGGTCACTTTTCACTCGGATCATCGGCAACGACAATATTTTCAAAGGTCTCTCCACATTTGCTGTAGAAATGTCGGAGCTGCGCACCATTTTGCGCATGGCGGACGAATGCAGTCTCATTTTGGGCGACGAACTTTGTTCCGGCACGGAAAATACGTCGGCCATCAGTATTTTTGTGGCGGGAATACAAAGGTTACACAAGTGTAACAGCAGCTTTATATTCGCCACACATTTGCACGAAATTGTCGACTATGAGGAAATCAAGGTGTTGAATACAGTCGTGTTAAAACACATGACGGTAGTGTATGATAGGGAGCGCGATTTACTTATCTACGACCGCAAACTGAAAGACGGTTCGGGTGACAGTATGTATGGTTTAGAGGTGTGTAAATCGCTAAGTCTTCCTGCGGATTTTTTGGAGGCGGCGCATCAAATTCGTTGCAAATATTATCCTGCTCAGGGAAGCATTCTTTCTCTCAAAACATCTCATTTCAATAGGAAAAAGATTGTGAGTATTTGTGAGAAATGTGAAAAAAATGTGGGCACAGAGGTGCATCATTTACAACACCAAAAGCGCGCTGATGCGGATGGGTTTATTACGAGTGAGATGGGAGTAATAAACAAGAATAATTTAGCCAATTTAATAACGCTGTGTGAAAGTTGCCATCAGGAATTTCACACTACGGAAACACAGTATAAAAAGGTGAAGAGTTCAAAGGGATATGTGGTGCGGCCAATTTAATTTAGCTTGACTAAGTTTCATAATAAGAATGTACGCAAGAATATATTATTTTCAACACTGTAAATGAAAATAATATATATTTAATATATATCATGCGAAACTATGATATGCTAATTACTTCGCCAAATAGCAATGCTTTTAGTAGAGGGGGCAAAAAGACTAAAAGGAGATTAAGAAAATCCACCTTTAAGAAAGGTGGAGCCAAATCTACCTTTTCCACCTTTAAGAAAGGTGGAACCAAAAAATCTCTAAAAATGCGCCGTTAGAAACTCCACTTTTCCACCTTTAAGAAAGGTGGAGCCAAATCCACCTTTAAGAAAGGTGGAACCAAAAAATCTCTAAAAATGCGCCGTTAGAAACTCCACTTTTCCACCTTTAAGAAAGGTGGAGCCAAAAAAATCCGCCATTAAAAATATGGTTTGGTTCTTAGCGTCTTCTATGACGACGCGTTCTACGACGTGACAAAACACTCTTCACTCCTTTGACTCCTAAATTGAAGCCACTGTTCAAGACATTATAGACATTTGCAACTCCTTTTTCTGCTAAATTCACTCCTTTAGATAATACACGTGTTGTTTTTCTCCCTATTTTTCTAAAGTTACTTCTCTTTCTTCTTCCTCCTTTGCAACTTTTCGACATGGTTATATAATAAATAGAGAAGATATATTTTTCCACTCAACCTTTGAAAAAGGTCCAAAGGGACTGGCGTAGCTGATCCAAACAGTGTGTTAATCTTTCTAAACGTGAATTTCTAAAGGATAGTTTGGCTCCACCTTTTTTAAAGGTGGAATCTAAAGGGTAGTTTGGCTCCACCTTTTTTAAAGGTGGAATCTAAAGGATAGTTTGGCTCCACCTTTTTTAAAGGTGGAATCTAAAGGGTAGTTTGGCTCCACCTTTTTTAAAGGTGGAATCTAAAGGGTAGTTTGGCTCCACCTTTTTTAAAGGTGGAATCTAAAGGATAGTTTGGCTCCACCTTTTTAAAGGTGGAAAAAATTGAATTTTAATTTCAAAACATATTAGAATTATAATAGCATAGAATTCTATAATACAGATACGACATGATCATTCCTATTAAGTGCTTTACTTGCGGCATGGTTCTTGCGGACAAATATCGCTTCTACGTTGAAGAGGTGCGGAAAAGAAAGTTGGACAAACGTGGCAACAACCAGTCTATCGACATTGACAAGGTAATTTATTTAACCAAGGAGTTTCACGAAAAGACACCCGAAGGCGATGTTTTAGATGAATTGAAGATGAAAAAAATGTGTTGCAGACGCCACTTTTTGACCCACGTAGATATTGAATAAATAAACTACAATAAGCATTTTGCGAATAATATTTCTTCACTTATTGTATAAATAAAATATGAGTAAAAGAAAGAGTGGAAGACAACATTCTTACAAAATGCGCGGGTGCAGCAAAACAAGAAAACATTATAGAACCAAAAAACGCCATTCAGGAGGAGATGCTACAGTATTGTCTTTAGCTTATCCTTATAAAAATGTGCCTACGGCAATCAACCCTTTTTTAGCTTATAACGGAAAAGGAGGCGATAAACATCCATTGTATAACCCAAATGCTAAAAATCCCATTTATCCCAACAGCGGTCCTCTTGTTAAACAAATGGATTGGCTAAATTCGCAAGTTATGCGCGGCGGATGCGGCGAAGGCGGGTCTTGCTCTATCAATCCACCACCAACACCTGCACCGATTATTTCTCAAGCGCAAACTGGTGGAGCTGTCTCCATCGGACAAGCGGGACCTGGCGGAGGAATCGGCTGTTCAACCGGCAACAATGGTATCAAATACCCAGACGGACTTGTTGGAAAACCATGGACACCTAACAGCGAGAGCTGGTCCGGGAACAAAGGGGTTCTTCCTGGCGCCGGAAATCATTTTTCTTATAATACGTATAAAAACGACATCTCTCGCCAAATGAAAGATGTTGGTCCTGCACCTCCTTTTACAGGTGGAAAAAGGAGAAGAACAACAATAAGAAAGACAACAAAAAAAAGAAGATACAAAGGCGGGTCGAGTCTTCTTCCACAAGATTTTGTAAATTTAGGAAGACAATTTCAATTTGGTCTCGGCAGCGCTTATAACGGGCTCATGGGATACAAGGCGCCGGTAAATCCTTTGCCGTGGAAAGAGCAGCTAATCCCCACGCACCTTTAAAAATCCACCTTTGAAAATCCACCTTTGAAAATCCACCTTTGAAAAAGGTGGAGCCAAAGGTTGGTTTAAGTGTAAATATTACTTCTACAATCAAGTGTCAAAATTACTTCTACAATCAAGTGTCAATATTTGGCTCCACCTTTTTCAAAGGTGGATTTTCAAAGGTGGATTTTCAAAGGTGGATTTTTAAAGGCAGATTTGGCTCAACCTTTCTTAAAGGTTGATTTTAAAGTTTGAGTGGATTTTATTTTCTATGTCTATTTTATAAAAATATGTTTTTCAAACGTTTAAAAGAATTATGTCCTCCCGCTTTGGTTTATTTTATTATTTCAATAATTGGATTACTTATGGTATTCTTTCAAAACATCGGCAATAAAAATAGCTTTTGCATGGGTTCCTTTTCTTGTCGTGTTCCGAGCACTACAATGGTATTTGTCGTGAAACTCATTTACATCCTCTTTTGGACATGGATTCTCAACCTCATTTGTCGTGATGGTCACACTGGTGTCTCTTGGTTGCTTGTTTTATTCCCCTTTCTTCTCCTATTTGTAATCATAGGGCTACTTATGTTGAACATGTAATTTAAACATGTAATTTGCAAGATATAAATCAAATCAAATCAAATCAAATCAAATCAAAGAGTAATCAAAATATATATTATACTAATTTCATGGGTTTAAAAATATATGATTAGTATAATATAAAATAAAATGTCAAATCCTGACATGGAAACTATCTCGTGGAAAATAATAGACACCTTTTTTAACGACAATCCGAATATTCTTGTCTCTCACCATTTGGAATCTTACAACTCCTTTTTCAAAAATGGTATTTATCGCATTTTCCGCGAAAACAATCCTATTCGCTTCATTGAAAAAAAAGATAAAACTGATCCCGATGCTGACAAAAAAAACGAATGTCTCCTGTATTTAGGTGGAAAAGATGGCACAAAAATCTATTACGGAAAGCCTATTATTTACGACGACAATTACAGTCACTACATGTATCCCAATGATGCGCGTCTAAGAAACATGACATATGGTGTCACAATTCACTACGATGTGGAAGTGGATTTTGTCTTTTACATGGGCGACGAGAGAAAAGAACACACCATGACTTTAGAAAAGATTTTTTTGGGAAGATTCCCGATTATGATGCAATCTGATCTTTGCATTTTACAGGGATTGAATCGTGAAGTGCGTTTCAACATGGGTGAGTGTCGCAACGATTATGGCGGCTATTTCATCATCGATGGAAAAGAAAAAGTAATTGTCTCGCAAGAAAAATTCGCCGACAATATGTTGTATATTCGCTCTTACAAAGAAGATGATATTTACAGTCACTCCGCCGAAATTCGTTCTGTCTCGGAAGACACGTCCAAAGCTATTCGCACTACATCGGTAAAAATAGTCGCCCCCTCTCCCTCTTACACGAATAACCAAATTGTAGTGGCTGTCCCCAACGTGAGAAAACCGGTGCCTCTCTTTATTGTGATGCGTGCGCTTGGCGTAATTTCCGACAAGGACATTATTCGTTATTGCCTTCTTGACCTAGAAAAAAATGAGGATTATATTGACCTTTTTATTCCCTCGGTGCATGATGCAAACAAAGTATTCAATCAACAAGTGGCGCTCGAATACATTGCCAGTTTTACCAAACGCGGGACTATCTCCAGTGTCATGGAGATTTTATCCGATTATTTTTTGCCTCATATCGGGGAGCTAAATTTTTTGGACAAGGCCTACTTTATAGGATATATGACCTTTCGGCTTCTCAAGGTATATACCAAGCAAGAAAAGCCGACTGACCGCGATAACTTCCGCTTCAAAAGAGTGGAATTGACTGGTTCTTTGATCTATGATTTGTTTCGCGAATATTATTTGATTCAGAAAAAAGACATTGCCCAAAAAATCGACGAAGAATATTATTACCATAAAGGCACTTACACAGAAGATGAAACGATGACTAGAAAAGAGTTGAAAGAGAGAAAAGCAAAAGGTGAAAAGAGTAAAGAAGAAAATAAATACCAAAATAATTTTATCGGGCTCATTGAAACAAATGTGAAATCTTTTTTCAAAGATCGAATTGTGGAATCGGGATTTAAAAAGGCGTTTAAAGGCAATTGGGGCGCACAATCGCATACCAAGCGTCTCGGTGTAGTGCAAGACCTAAATCGTCTCAGCTGGAATACCCACATTTCACATTTGCGTAAAATCAATCTTCCGTTAGATGCCAGCGCCAAAGTTGTTGGCCCGCGTCTCCTAAATAGTTCGCAATGGGGATTCATTGATCCGTTGGACACACCCGACGGTGGAAATATCGGCTTGCACAAACATTTGGCGATTAGCGCATCCATTACGAGCGGCTATTCTTCCTATCCACTTGTTGAATGGCTAAGATCGAATACACCCATGAAACTTAAGTTGGAATGTACGCCCGAGTATTTAGGCAACAGTTCCAAACTGTTTGTGAATGGAAACTGGATCGGGGTTCTCGATAATCCTGTCGATCCTTCTGTAAAACCCGATTTTATTCAAATGTTGAAATTGTTTCGACGGAACGGATTACTTCCAACTTTTACCAGTATTTCCTTTGATTATGAACACAACGAGATCTATCTTTTTACCGACGCGGGTAGATTGACGCGTCCTATTTATTATGTGGAAAATGAAAAAGAGAGTTTTCACAGAAAAGACGTGGTCGACAAAATTGAGTCAGGTCAAGCAACGTGGGAACAAATTGTGGCGGGGTTCAAGGACAAAGCGGACGAACATTTTTCGATTAAGAACAACCGTATTTATTTATTGAAAGAGCTTTATCCAGACATAGGAGATAATAGTGAGATTCTTTTCAACGTATTGCAAAAAAACAAATCCGTTGTGGATTACGTGGATACGTCGGAAGAAGAATCCGCGCTCATTGCAATTGTGCAGGATGATTTGAAAAAATCGAAATATTACACGCATATGGAGATCCATCCTTCGCTCCTTCTAGGTGTCATGGGTAATCAAATCATTTACCCGGAAAACAACCCTTTCCCGCGTAATTCGTTTTCGTGCGGACAAAGCAAGCAAGCGGTGTCGGTGTATCATTCCAATTATCAAGTGCGCATTGACAAAATGGGCGTCCTCCTTCACTATGGACAAATTCCCCTGATCAAATCGCGTTATAACGAGTACATCAATAACGAAGAGCAGCCGTATGGTGTAAATGCGATTGTGGCGATCATGTCTTACACTGGTTACAATGTGGAAGACGCTATTTTAATCAACGAAGGCTCCATTGCGCGCGGTCTTTTTCGAACCACTTATTACTCCATGTATGAGGCGCGGGAAGAAAGTGCAAAAGTATCAGGGGTAATGAATTCGCGATTTGGCAACATACAAAAAAACAATGTCATTCGTTTGAAAAAAGGATATGATTACAGTTATTTGGATGATTCTGGATTGGTAAAGGAAAACACCGAAATGAATGATAAGATTATTTTAATTGGAAAAATGAATTCCAGTTTGGAAAATCGGGATGCATTGATTGACGATTCGGTGAAACCTAAAAAAGGTCAATTGGGGTTTGTGGATAAATCGTTCATTACATCGGGGGAAGAGGGTTTCAATATTGCCAAAGTAAGAATTCGTGAAGAGAGAATACCTGCGATTGGAGATAAGATGGCTTCACGTGCTGGACAAAAAGGAACGCTTGGTCTCATTATTCCTGAAGAAGACATGCCTTTTACGGAAGACGGTGTGCGACCCGACCTCATTATTAACCCTCACGCACTTCCTTCTCGTATGACCATTGGTCAAATTGTGGAGTCGCTTTTCGGGAAGGTTTGCACCAGTTATGGCGCTTTCGGTGAATGCACTGCGTTTCAAATCAAGGGTGCAAATTTCACCACTTACGCACCACTTCTAGTAAAAGCCGGCTTTCATTCCTCCGGCAACCAAATTTTGTACAATGGTATGTCGGGAGACCAGCTGGAGGCGGATATTTACCTCGGCCCCACCTATTACATGCGGTTGAAGCACATGGTAAAAGACAAGATCAACTATCGTGCGAGAGGACCGAATACGGCTCTAACCAGGCAGCCGGTGCAAGGGCGCGCCAACGATGGTGGGCTTCGTATTGGAGAGATGGAACGCGATGGAGTGCTGGCTCATGGGATGTCGTATTTTTTGAATGAGTCATTTTTGGTGCGCGGAGATGAATATTATATGGCGGTGTGTAATAAAACGGGCTCCATTGCGATTTACAATGAAGCTAAAAATTTGTTTATTAGTCCTTATGCAGATGGTCCGCTCGAGTTCATCATCAATCCCGATGACACAATGAACATCAAAAATTTGACTCGGTTTGGCAGGTCATTCAGTATTTTGCGCATTCCATATGCTTTCAAATTGTTGATACACGAGTTACTTACATTGAATGTGAAAATGTCTATCATTACGGAAGACAATATAGATCAACTTTTGCCGATGGCTTTTTCGAACAATGTAGGTAAATTGTTGAATGAAAAAGCGGATACGGATGATGAGTTGAAACGCACTTTAGATAAGTATGCAACTCAAATACGTGTAAATTTGTCTCAAAAGAATCCGGGGGTTGTTATTCCTCTTCAAGATACGGTGCCAGAGCCTATTGAAATTTCTTCTTTTGAAGAAGCTGAAGAGAGAAAAGAATTGGAAAAGGAACGAGAACAAGGGCTAGAGCAATTAGGGGAACCAGAACTAGGACAACTACAACTAGAAGAACCAGAATATGCAACCGACTCCCCTGCGTTTGTCCCTTCTACGCCCTTGTCTGGCAACACTGTTTCTCCACCGTATATACCATCTGGGGGAGCATTTCAAACTGGTTTGCAAACCGGTTTGCAAACTGGATTACATACTGGGCTGCAAGCTGGACTACAAATAGGAGGGACCATGGGATCTCCAACTGCGGCAAGTTTTTCAAGCGCAGCACCTCAATCAAGCACAACACATCAATCAAGCGCAGCACCTCAATCAAGCGAACCAGAATCCACGTTCCGACCTATCAAATTCATTGGATCGGAAGACCCTATGAAAATATCTTCCACTATTTTGGATGTTCCGGAAGAAAAGGAAAATAATGATGCAGAGAAAGAAAAAGGCTCCAAATCAGTAAGTTTTGAAACAAACACAGATTCTTCTTCTTCTTCTTCTTCTGACACTAAAAAAATAATAACATTATAATAAAAAGGAAAAAAATGAAATAAAAATAAATTAATAGATTATTAGTATAATACAATCATGGCAACGCAAAACTCAAGTGTTTTAATTTCTTATATTTACAATTCCAGAAACATTATCATTGATTTGATGAGAAAACAAGGCTACAATGTAGAAGATTACGCGAATTTTAGTGTAAGTGAAGTAAATTCCATGAAAACAAACAATCAATTGGATATGCTTTTGGAAAAAAACAAAGAGGATCTTATTACCAAAAGAAAAAACAAGATCTACATTCGATACCATTTGGGAAAGACCATTCGCCCGAATTCGCATCTTCAGGAAATGATTGACGATTTGTTCAATTTGGAACAAGTGCTGACAAAAGACGACACTCTTTTTATTATTGTGAAAGAGGAAGTCAATGACACTATGATGCAAGAACTGAAACATATTTGGGAAAAAGACGGAATATTTATTGTTATTGAAAACATCAAACGTCTTCAGTTCAACATATTGGATCATAGTTTGGTTCCTGATCATCGACTTATTGGTGCAGCGGAAACGGCGGAGGTAATGAACAAATACAATATCATGAATGTAGAACAGTTTCCGGAAATTTCGCGTTTTGATCCAGTGGCGCGAGTCATTTGCTTACGTCCGGGGCAGGTGTGTCACATTGTGCGTCCTAGCAAAACATCCATACAGAGCGACTACTACCGCATTTGCGTGTAAAAATTAGTCCTAATGTAGTGAAAATATATATTTATAAAAAAATATATGTATAAAAAAATATATGTATAAAAAAATATATGTATAAAATATGCATATAAATATACCAATGTCCAGTCAATTTGACGCGCCTTTGAAAAACGGTTACACTGTATATAGCAAAAGTGGTTGCCCAGGATGCAGAAAGGCGAAGGAACTTTTACAAAAAGAGAACCAAGAATACACTGTTGTAGATTGTGATGACTATTTATTATTTGAGAGAGAAGAGTTTTTGTCTTTTATTCGAGACCTAGCAGAGGGAAAAGAGGTGACTGCTTTTCCGATCATCTTTAAAGACGGAACATTTGTAGAAACGCGGTTATTTTTGAAAAAGAATGACTAAACACAATTTTCGAATATTGTGAAAAAATTGAATTATTTTTCACAATATTGAATAATGTATATTCAATAACTTACTACATCAATGTCTCGCGATTACGATAGTCAAGCTTTAAAAAAGAGCTGCAAAAAGCTGAGGGAGATTGAAAGACTTAAACAAAAGCTGGAGTTGAATGAAGAAGAAAAAGAAAAGGTAAGCAAGGAGTTGTTTTACAAAGACGTTGTCAGAAGGAACAAGGCTCCTTGTTTTGACGATTTACCAGAAGAAATTGTCGATACGATTGTAACATTTCTTCCGCCACAGACGCGTATCGCCATCTTGAAACGTAAATACAATAAAAAATGTATCAAAGAGTTGCTGGAAAGGATGCCTTACACGTTGTCGTCATTGATTGAGTTGTGGCCGTGTGCAGCGATTTCATGCGAAATTGCAAAGATTGCATTCCCTAAGGATAGTCATTTGCACGCATTGTTGGCGGGTAATCTTCAAAACGTAATGGTTTTCAGAAATGATTTTAAAACGGAAAAAAAATACCTTCATTATTACAAAGCTGAATTTGAAAAGTTGATTGTGTCAGTTTTGCATCACTATACACGCGTGTACAAAGAAAGGACTTATGAAAAGCTAATTTGGGGAGTTATGGGATATTATTCAAGAGTAGCAAATCAAGAAACGTATTCATTCACGGATCACGATAATATCTGGGCTATAGTAGAAGAAAGAAAGAAAAAAAAGGTGGAAGAATTGGTCTTGAAATTGTATATGCGTTTAAAAGTGGTTTTGCAATTGAAATAGATCTTTGAATAAAAATACTCACTGGAAAATTGCGGTTCTTTAAGTTGAAATATAATATATTTAAAAATGAACTTAAAGATCCAACTTTTTAACATTTTTTCCCAAAAGTTTTTTCCAAAATCGAAAATGGACATTTATAAATGTCCAAAATCGGTTACCTCCGATTTAATCCTGGAAAAAACCTGAATTGTGACGATAAATGAAATTTAAGGTAAGGTCGCCAAAAAAATAATTTCGTGTTTGTTACTGTATTTTTTTTATTTTTTTGCAAAAAAAGTATTTAGGGATTTTTCTGTTGCTTATATATGGCAACATTACGCAACCAAAAAATCCCTAAAAATCCCTCTGTTTTTTTCTGTGAAAAATGTCACTATTCTACGTGTAGCAATAAAGACTTTACAAAACACATTAAGACCAATAAACATATTTGGCAACATTTAGCAACCGATTTGGGACAAAAAATCCCTACACTGATTTGCGAGTCATGTAATAAAATATATAAACATAGATCGGGACTGTGGAGACATAAAAAAACATGTGCGAAAAAATGTCCAGAATTATTTTCCGAAAATGAAGATAATCAAAATAATCAAAATAATCAAAATAATCAAAATAATCAAAATAATCAAAATAATCAAAATAATCAAAATAATCAAAATAATCAAAATAATCAAAATAATCAAAATAATCAAAATAATGAAAATAATGAAAATAATGAAAATAATGAAACTGATTTTGATAATAATGAGGCAATTCAGAATTCTTTTATAGACAAAGAACTTGTTATGGCACTGATACATGATAATAAAGAGCTAAGAAATTTGTTTATCGAACAATCGAGCGCATTGATAGAACAATCAAAAGAATCCAATGAGCTAAAAACAATGATGTTGGAAGTTATCAAAAACGGAACGCATAATATAAACCACGTGAATTCTCATAACAAGTCCTTTAACTTGAATTTTTTCTTGAATGAAACTTGTAAAGATGCAATGAATATTACGGATTTTGTCAATTCGCTGCAAATACAATTGTCCGATTTGGAGAATGTGGGCGAAGTTGGGTTTGTCAATGGCATATCGAATATCATTGTGAAAAATTTGAAAAACCTAGATATCACCCAACGACCGGTTCATTGCACGGATTCAAAGAGAGAAACTCTTTATGTCAAAGATCAAGATAAATGGGAAAAAGAGGGCGAACAACATGCCAAGCTGAGAAAGGCTGTCAAAACGGTGGCTTTCAAAAACAGCAAAATGCTCCCCGAGTTCCGCAAAAAATATCCCGATTGTGGCAAAAGTGTTTCAAAATATGCAGATCAATATAACAAACTCATTATTGAATCCATGGGTGGTAATGGCAATAATGAGGAAGAAAAGGAAAATAAAATTATCAAAAACATTGCCAAAAATGTGGTGATTGAAAAATAAAGGATTCATTGTAATTTAATTTATAGATAGAATCGTATATAGTAAATGAGACACATTGAAATCATATACGTGATGCCAATGACATTGGAAATGTAATAACGATTTGCAGTGTTAATTTGCAAATCGCACAATTCGAGAGCAGGGTCAATGATAACAAAATCGTCATTGCACAACTTTTGCTCCAATACGCTCAAAAAACAAGAATCAAATGTGTAAAACATAACTAATACGCCAAACAGAAAAATCATGGTTGCCGTGGATAATAGGTAAGATCCGAATAAGACATACAATGCAAAATTCGGTGGAGCGGTCATATGCATTGTTCTTATGATAATGCCAATACTCTTTTGAGAAAGTTTCATTTTTGTGCATTTTTCAGCTAAATCATGCATCCACGTTTTTAGCTGCATCTTGAATCGTTTTTTCATATCTTTTAAAGTCATAATTATAATTTTATAATTAGGACTATACAAAAATAATAAGTTTTATACATAAAAAAGAAATATCGGTTAAATATAACACTACGGTTGAACCCATGAAAGAAAAGACATCTTTACGAAATACTCTAAAGTATGAGGGGAAAAAGAAGAAAAAAGAAAAAGAAAAGGAAAAAGAAAAAAAAGAATTTGTGGAAAAAGAAGAAAAAGAATTTGTGGAAAAA